ACCAAAAGTTAAAATACTATTGTATATAAACTCCTGAAGTTCATTAATTTCTTTTAGTTCTTCCTGAATAAGTTCAGAATCAAAAAAACTACTCATTTATAATATCCCTCAAAATTCGCTTGTACTGAAACACATCAATATTTAGAAATGGCGTATACTTCTTAATTTTTAAACTTACGGTTTCCCATATTGGGTCCAGAAGTTTCTTGTCAAATTGTTTCCCGAACAGGAATATTCTATCATAAATTACCAGAGTTTCAATACAAATCTTCCCGCTCAGGAATTTTTTTAGAATTGGTGGATGTCCTTTGGAGCAGTTCAAAGCATCTTCTAATTTTACTTCCGAGAACAATTCTGTTGATTGTTCCTTGAATAAGTAACTCAAACTCTGTTGTCTTCTCATCCATTCTTGGTAGTTTCTTTCTCCAGAATTGATAATTTCGCCAATCCATATGCTTTGGGGATTATCTGCTACTATAAAGTTTGATACTAAAAAATCTACTATTTCTTTGTCCGAATATTTACGAGAACTTTTCTCGAAAAAATATTTGTCTTTGCGTTTATTAAATGATGTAAGTGTTGCTCTTGTTTTTTTATATTTAAAGTAATCATATTTGGGATTGGTGAAATGATTCTTGATTCCCAAATATGCTTGATAAGTTTCAAAAGGTGACATCAGATAGGCAATTTCGCTTTAGAGGTTCTCTTCATAAAGTTAAGACTAATCGCATCATACTTTAGTCTTTCTTTAAGAGGTTTAGAAACTAGTTTAGTAACCGATTCTACATCAATACCGTTGATTTCACAATAATGACAAATAGCATCAATATAATTGCAGTTTTCTTCTGCAACTATTTTTTCAATTTCTAAAGCAAACTTGGAAGGAGTAAGAAACTTATCTTCTATTGCTTTTTCTAATTCTTTGTTCGTTTCCGTTTGTTCCATAGATTCTATATTAATTTCTAGAAATGTCTCTAATATATTTGCCATAATTTAAGAGTAATAATATGTATTATAAAATAAAATAATCGTTTAGTCAAGCAGACATTAGTTCAAGTTTATCATTCACAAACTTTTTAATATATTCCACAACAAGTTTCATATATTTGTTCAGGTCTCTCTCTTCATAAACAACACATTCACCATTTTCACACGCCATAATAATTACAAGTTTTTTAACTTTAATATCTGTCATCTCGTAAAGTGCCATTCCATAGAACATAGCCTGAACGAAATAATTCTCAATCCAATCTCTTGGTTTTGGTTTTTTAGAAGTCTTAAAGTCTATGATGGCAAGTTCTCCATCAAACTCGGCAATACAGTCAGTAGTACCGGCAACACCAAGTTGTTTACTATATAGAGCTCCTTCCAGACAGTAGATATTATTAATCCTATTCAGTTCTGATTTTGCAATCTTAAAAAGAAAATCTGATATGGGTTGAACCGGAGGAAGGTCTCTATTGTAAAGATAGTTCTCAACCAGGGTGTGCATATCAGTTCCACGACTGGTTGCTGCCTTGGTGATTTTATCTGCCTCTTCTACACCAACTCTCTTACGCCACTTGACAAAGATTTCCTTATTAAAATGACTGGTTACCGAAGTGATGGAGACCAACTTCAGCAGTTGGTCCTCATCTGGCACAGAATAATATCGGACTCCATCAATCGTTTCTCTTTCAAGTTGAGGAAGTACATTATCAAGATGATTAAACATTAAAAACCTGCTTCTAGTTTAGCAATAATGTATTCTTTGACAAGTCCGGAACGAACAATATCATCTACACCAAACTCAATTATATCAAAAGATGGCATTTTACGCAATACTGTCATAAAATCAACGATTCCATTACGCTCATTTGTTTTTTGAAGGTCACTCTGAGACGCATCTCCACAGAACATAATCTTTGAGTTCTCACCAACACGAGTGATAATAGAATCTAGTTCGTGATATGACATATTTTGGAACTCATCCACAATAATAATAGAATTATCAAGCGTGGTTCCTCTGAGGAATGAAGTACTCCAGAACTTAATGGTTTCTTGAGACTTAAGATTGCCATAAAGCATCTCAAATTCAACATCATTTGAAAGTTGGAACATATACTTCACCATATTCTTATAAGGAATCTGGTAAATATCCGACTTGTCATCATAAGAACCGGGAAGAAATCCAATTTCTCTTGTGGCAACTAATGACCTAACAAGATAGATTTTTTCAAAAGGTGTTTTTTCATCTAAGACTTCACGAAGAGCATTATAAAGGGTGATAAAAGTTTTACCAGTACCGGCACACCCGTAGGCAACTAAATGTTTTTGATTGGCATAAGAATCAAAAAGTTTCTTTTGATTTTCGGTAAGTGGATCAATATCTACTAGATATTCACCACTTAACGGTTTTTTACGCTTTGCTTGACGAGTAGTAAGATCAACACCGATTGGTTGCTCTGCTCTTTTTCTTCTTGCCATAAGTGTTTAGAGTTTTTGTACTTTTGATCCGGGCATCTTTTGGGCACGACCTAGGACATCGTTCCACGAAGGGTGCTTGGAGGTTAGTTTATTCCGCCAATCACCTACTTCACCAACATTCATTTGTGTTGGAATAAGTGGTTTGATGTGAGGATTTTCTTTGAGATATGGGTCTTTGTCCGCCATATACATCCATTTCTCAAAGATTTCACCCGTTTCCGTATTCTCAAATCTATAAGTAGGGCACATAAGTTATAATAATTTACAAAAATATTTAGGGGTATATTAATTTATTTTTTTTCTTTCTTCCCATCTTTTTCTATTTGCTTCACCTATTTTTCTTTTATGTTCTTCGCTCATTTTTTTACCTTTATTAGGAGATGTTCTACCTTTTGCCGTTTCTTTTAATTTTTGTTTATGTTCTTCACTTCTATTTTTTGCATATTCGCTCAGTTTTCTTCGATGTTCTTCACTGAAAGGATCCATTTTTTTACCTCTATTCCAAGAACAAGAACTATTTCCCGTATTTGCTTCACTTATTTTTTGTTTATGTTCTTCACTCATTTCTTTTCCATACATAGGATTATTTTTACCAGTCTTTGATGCACTTAATTTTTTTCTAGTTTCTTCACTACAAACTCTATTTTTACTTGCTTTACTTAATTTTTTTCTAGTTTCATCTTTACATTTTCTACCTTTACTAAGTTCTCCAATTTTTTTTCTAGTCTCCTCAGAATGTTTATATCCACACATTCCCTCACCACCATCAGTTCTATTATGAAGAATACCAGTTCCTAAATCTAGTCTACCAAAGACAGCAATCATATACTTCTCGTGCTTGAACGCTTCTTCCTCTGTTATGTTTTGTTTCAGGAAGATTATTCTGGATTTATCTTTAGGAGCATTAACCCCCTTTAATCTTTTTCTATAAACCCTATCACCATTTCCCTTACCGACATAATAAGGAGTTCTATCTTCACGCAAATAAGCATAAGTATAAAATCTGTTAAGATTTACCATAACTGCTCTTTAGTTGACTGCATTAATATTTATAAGGGAGAAGTTTAACCTCTCCCACCTGTAGAGATTGCAGTCAACTTCAGGCATTTTTATTTAGGTTTTGTTTAAGGTGAAAGTTTTGCTTTTCTAAGCCTCTTTTCCTCATAATAACTGAAGATTTCAGGAACCCATTCTTTCATTACAGGAACCATTCCTTCACAGAGAGCCTGAATTTCTACCTGAGCATCCAGTTTAGCACGAAGGTCAAGAAAGTGAAGTGCGGCACGAAGAGAGAATGAAACTACAAAGTTCTGGCGGATATTCTGAGGAAGATAATCACGGAGATGTTCCTCTGCCATACCACGCTGTTCGTAACCCTCAGCATACCTCTCAGATGCTGCCAGACAGAACTTTAACTGCCTTTCGTAGTCTTCCCTAGTCCACTCATACTTGTGCCCTTTACGGTCCAGGTAGAGACCTTCTGGACGCACATAATAAACTTCTTCAGGTTTCAGTTCACCCTTGGCAACTTTAAGTACACGACGACCGGTATAACGCTGCGACTGAACATCAAAACTTACACCAACACGATGAGTTCGTGCCTGTACGATGACATTATGAACGAATCCAACACAGTCCAGAGAAATGGCAGGGTGCTCCAGCGGTCCCCAGTGCCCTCTTTCATTTGCCAGGAGTTGTTCAATCACCCACTTACCACAGTCCTTCTCACTTGGAGGAAACTTAGTATGAATGGGGTCTTCACTATAATCATTCTTACCTCCCTGATAAACCAGAGTTTGAGGAAGTTGTGTCTGACGAAGCATCACAACTTTCATATGTTGGTCAAGTTCAAGAAGGTCTTTTGCTTTAATTGGTTTCATTTTCCAAATCCTTTTGATGTTTTTGCTTCTAGTTCCGCAAGTTCTTCTTTTACAACTCGCAGTTGTGATTTCATTTGCTTAAGTTGTTCATCGGAATATAGGTGGTCCTGCCTAATCAATCTTTCCAACAATTTTACAAGTTTTTTTGCTCTTAAAGACATTAGTTAAAAAACCTCATCATAGTCAACTTCTTCTGGACGAATATCATCATACTTATATTGCTGAGTATCTGGATATACTTCTGCCTTGAGTGCGTCCAAGAGCAGTTCCATATTCCGAATAATTAATTTAAGTTTGTCCTTATCCATTTAGATTAATATTCTGTTTTGATTATACAAAAAAAGAGAGGACTTGTCAATCCTCTCTTTAGAAAAATATCACTTATAAAGCCACTGAATATACATTGATAAAATAATAGTCAAAAGAACTATTCCGGCACTCATTGAGACTATGAGATTTGCCATTATTTTGCTCCGATTAGTTGTGCTAATTGTGCTAAATGACGACGCTGTTCTTTTTGTTTTTGTTCTTTGATAAGTTGTAGGAAGTTGAGTTTTTTCATCACTTCGCCTCCTTTACAAACTTAACCCCACGATAAGTCTCATTATACTGTTGGGGTTGCTGTTGCGCCTGCTGTTGTTGCTGGCGACGAACTTCGGTGTCATAAGAGACACCACGATATACGACTTGTGACATTAGGTTTTCTCCTTAGTTTTTAGGTTAAAGAGCGTTCCTTCAGTCGGCGTTTGCGTTCGCTATTTGCGAATAGCGAATGAACGATCCGTTCCGCGTCGGCTTACTTCCGTCTGGATTATTCCAGATGAACGATACAATATATATTACCACAAAATCAAAAAAGTAGCAACCGATACTAAAAATGTATCAGTACGCTACTGTTTTAAAAACCTTAAGGAGCAAAAATTTTGGGGGAATTTTTTTGCCCGATATGGGAAATCACTTTCTCTTTTTCTTTTCGGGTGCTCTGTATCCCCAAATCTTAGGAGACACTCTTCCATATCCCCAATCAATTTTTGTAACTACATCTGGGCCGAACTTATCATAATACATATCAAAGATTTTAACTCTTGTACCACGACACAAATCCATATAAGAGTTTCCCTTTAATGTATAAGATACGATATATGCATCATTAGGAAAAGAAGGATCTTTAACCTGAGCAAGTGATGCGTTTTCAATCAGAATCTCACACCCATAACGAGGAGGAATATCTTTCTTTTCTTCCGGAGTCCATTCCATAGTAGTTTTCTCCTCGGTGATATTGCTTTCTACATTACGAACTCTACTCACGAACGACCTCCCCACACAATTTCTGGATATGCCTGAGCAACAATTTCTTTTGTAATCTTATATTTAGTTTGAAGTTTCTTATCCTTTACTAGGCATAGAATTTCTGCCTCTAGAGGATGAAGACCCTCCAGTACATTAATAAACATTGTTTCTCTACGAAGAGAACTCAGTCCATCATTTCCACCTCTTACAAAATTATAAAATCTAGTGTACTCTTTACGAATTGAAGAAAATCCTTGGTCTTGAGAACCAAGTGAATTAGAACCCATTTCACTCATTTTACCCACGGCATCTTCTATTTTTTCACTTAGAGTTCCGCTGAATGAATTTTGCTCCCCAACACTTGAGTATGGAACAATTCCTTCTGGAAGAGCAGATATTACGCTCTCATCAAAGTTCCAAATAAAAATTGCTTTGAGTGATGGATCTGCATATTTTTTCAGAATCTCAACTTTTTTAATGTTGGTCCTCTGCTTGGATACAAGATTTAAAATCTCAAATACAAAAGGATTTGCCGGTAAATCTTCGTTTACTGAGGCGGTTGTTTTTGGTTTTGCTTTTGCCTTTGTCGCTGTCATAATTGTTTAATATGTAATTATAATTGTAATGATATTTAGAGTTTATTCTTCATCGTCGTCAAGATCTTCATCTCCATCATCAAAATATCCTGGCTCAAATCTTACAGAAACAATTTCTTCATCAATAAGATCTCCGTCCTTATTATAAAACTCCGGATGATAGGCAATTTGCTTTGGTCCTTCCTGATGAGTCATCATATATTCTCTACTGACCCAACCTAACAATAGACCCATTACAAAAAATAGTACGGTTAAGAATGAACCTATAACTAAACTAGTTGCCAACATTTTTGTTCTCCTGGGAAACTACTCGACTTTCCTTGACTTTATCGAAAATTCAAGATAGATGGTTACTTCTCGTTTGAAAAAGGAAATTATCTTCTCGAATATAAGATGAAAAAGTTTAGGTTGTTTTCTTTTTCCTCCAGTAAGTATAAGTTCTACACCACGATTGGGTGTTATGCTATTATTTATGTCTGGCATTATACAATCTGTTGTTCCTTCAGAAATTTAACAGTATCAGTACATCCGCCAAGTTTTTTATCATCACAAATAACTTGTGGGAATGTAGAACCTTCCCCAAACTCCGCATAGAACTCTTGTTTAGTGAAGTCATCTCCCAAATTATACACCACAAAGTTCTTTCCTGTCAACTCTAGTACCTGTTTGACTTTATAGCAATATGGGCAATCATTCTTAGTATATACGGCAAAGTTCATTTTATTTTCCTCTTTAGTAAGTATATTTAATTTATATTAAAAACCATCTTCGTGCCAAGAACAGACATCCAGATATGATTGAATTGTAAATCCCGGTTTGCAGGTCCAATCAAAATCTATACATTTTCTTGAAAAAGATTTAAAAATTAAAGGAGTTATTCTATCACTAAAATCCTTAGCATATTGCCAATTAATTGCATCATCATAAAGGTATTTCTCAGGTTCAATCAGCATTTTCTTAACACAGTCATCAAATTTAGCACAGTAATGTGCTCCAATATAAGTCTCAGGTCGTGTCAAATAGTTTGAATATTCTGCAAGTTCATATTTTCCAATACGAACTTTATCAATAAGACTATTATACTCCAAAGGAATATCAAACAAGCAATAAAGATCCTTTGTTTCTCCCCAATAAATGTGATCTCTTGGATGAAAAAGTAATGAAGGAAACATTCCTGCAACAAAAATATTATCATTTGTATGATTTTTCATAAAAAATTCATACATACTCATCATACTATTGTAATTATATTTTTGATCGGATCTCATCTTTACAGAAAACTTTGTTTCGCAGAGTTTAATTCCGGCAAAAGATGTTGTAATCTGTAAATTTTTATTGCAAGTTCCCGGAGTTAATGGATATACACTTCTAACATATTTAACTTTTGGTGAGCGATAATGGTCGGGCCTATCATCCCCCCAACAAGAAACGATTATATTATTTACAAAAGGTACTCTTAAATACTCATCAATAATCTCATCAGTGTATTCAGTATATTTACCTTGAAGAATAATGTCTATTTTCTCACTTTCACTGACTTCAACAACATCTACACTATCTTCGGTTGAATTATTAAAGGTAAAGTAGATAATAAACTGTCCAAGATAAGTATCTTTCCAATATTCTCTGAATCCGTAGAGGTAGGTATCATCAAAGATGTGTTCGGTAACTTCCTTACCGCTTCTTTCATAAACGTGAAGTAAGTTACATTTGGTGAGATATAAATCTCGGAATTCAATGAACCTCTCTATTGCATCTTTATGGTCATTAATGTGCCATTCTCCAGCACAGTGCTTGACATTTTTAATAATAAAATCGTAGTTTTCTTTCGTAAAAATAGAATACTCTCCACCTTCACAATCAATCTTTAAAAAATCAACTTGGGTAATGTTGTTTTCTTCAATAATCTTTTTAAATGTTGTTGTGGAATATTCATTTCCATTATTTTCATAGATGTAGACACCCCTATCAGCAATCACAACACTATCACTTTCAAAGTCTGAAATTGCCTTATTAATGAAAGTTACTGGACCATGCCCAACATTCTTTTTCAGAGAATGAATAAGAGTATTGGAAGGTTCAACACAATATACTTGCTTGGGATTTTTACCTAAAATTGAATATGTAAATGAACCGCAGTTTGCACCGGCATCAATTACAATGTCTCCCGTCTTAATACGACAATGTTTCTCATATGTTCTCTCAATAAAATTCTCATTGGTAAACATCTGAGCATATTCTGGATCTGTTCCTCCCCAATCAAAATTGTCCGGAACCAAATAACTTGGAAAATACTTTTTAAGATTGTCCAAAACCGAACCACGATACTCATTTTGCATATCGTGGTTCTCATACAAATCCTTAAAGATTAAACCAGACTCTTCGTTTTTACCCCACCACCAACCAGAAACTGCTTTTTCAAACAGAAGACCATAAGTTCCAGGATATCCAACATCATGTTTAAGTGGAGGTAAATCCTTTTCTGTTAAATTCAAACCCTGAGTTGCTATAATATAAGCATCAGTCCACTGCTCTCTCTTACTATGAAACTTAGCAAGAAGATAATATGCTTCTGGACGATTTGGTAAGGTGTATACTGCATGTTGAAGTAAACCACGGGAAGTCAAATCTCTTGTTCCTTGCATTTCATAGCAAAAATGAGCCCATAATAGTGCCTCATAAGCAAGATTTGGATCTTCTGCTCTTTCTGCACATCTTAAAAAGTATGAAAGTGCAGGTGCAGTATGCCTTTGATTCCAATACCAAGCACCCACTTTGAGATTATTTTCGGCATTTTCTGGGTCATTAGTATATTGTGTAAGAAGATACTCAATCTGATTCATCGTAAAATCTTGAGGTTCTTCTTCTTTTTCTTCTACTTTCTCAACTGCAAATGATTTCATTTGTTCTTTGTTTTTCCAATAATTTAGAACAGTTTCTCTTGACTCATAATGACCTCTTTTTTGATTATTTTCAACTTCCCCATCTTCCTCTGGGGAAAATGTAGTAGCAAACTTGATATCTTCTACAAATAAAGGAATTACGGAACCACCTTTATTAATTGTTTCAAATAAAATATTTTCAACCAGAGGAACTGCATAATTATTAACACCGGGAATTTCAAGATGAAACTTTTTTTCGCCCCGACAATAGCTATCAATCAAGAGTTTTGCATAATCTCGTGTAAGAATATATGCAGTTGCCGCCCAATCATCCCATAATTTTTTTCTTATTTCAAATGTTTCATAGTTATCTCTGATTACTAGTAACTGCACATATAAGGAATCTTCGGGAATTGTTTCAATAAACTCTTCCCATGTAAAGTCCCAATATTGAATGGTTTCAAGACTTAAATCGTCTTCACAAAAGAATCCATAATCTTCATCGGTTTCTTCGTACCATCTACGAATTGCCTTAATGTGAGAGACTGCACAACCAATTGTCCCTCCATTCATTTGGTCTAAAAATTTTCCGGTAATTTCATCATCAGACTCAGAATATCTTTTGGATATAACTGCCTTTGGAGTAATTCCATATTCGGCAAACTGCTTCTCTAAATTTTGCTGCCTATCTACGCTTTCTTCTAATGAAACATAGTAGACTGATGGAAAGTTTTCAAGTTTGTTATTTTTCATTATTTTATGCGATTAGTAATTTTGTTCATTTTTATTAGTTTATTAATCATTCCCTCATAAATTCTTCAATTGTTTGAGTAGAACCAATATTTCTCCACCAATCTACATTATTGTCATAAGATTCATAATGAGCCTCGTGAATTGGTTGTTTCTTTCCCTCCTCTGTATTTGGGTCTAGATATGAAGGTAGGAAACTCAAATCTTCAGTGAATAAGGGAGCAGTATAGACTTTACCTAATGCTGAGAATATAATTGTTTCAATTACAGGAACCTTTGCCCAATCTTCTCTAAGATGAATATCCTCACCTTTTACATCTAGATGAAACTTACCATCATAATAATATGTATCAATTAGTTTTTTGACAAATCCTCTTTTAATAAGATACGCACAACCAGACCAATCGCACCAACAACGATTGCGGAAACCAATCTTAAATGTATTAAACTCATACCTCAACCAAGCAAGTTGAACAATCTCCCAGTCATCAGGAAGACTATTATAAAAATCATCCCAAGTAAAGTTCCAATATTGGATTAAGTCCATACTTAAATCATCTTCACAGAAGAAAGCAACTTCCTCCTTAGTATTATCATACCATTCTTTAATTGCCTTCAGGTGTGAAGTAACAGGACCTCTACTACCGATAGTCAGATAATCAATATAATCTGATATAATTTCGTGCTGAGTATCATCATACTTTTGAAAAATGTGACCTGTAATATTCTCAATACCAAACTGAGCAAACTTTTGATGTAGTTTTTCTCTTCTTTCGGTACAATACTCAACACTAATATAATGAACTGGAGGTAGATTTTTCAGTTTAGATGGATCTGGTTTATAGTGAATCCAGCACTTTTCATCGGAAATAAATTCAGTCAGCAATTCATTAACTGCTCGTTTTACACCTGGAAACCAATCGTATTCTTCGTGATAATAATCATGACCAGCAATAATTCCACCTGGTTTGACTTTAGGATACCAAGCAATAATATCATCTCTAACATCCTCATACTCATGAGAAGCATCAATGAAAACAAAGTCAAGAGAATTATCCTTGAATTTATTTACTGCCTCAAGAGAAGTCATCTTGAGAGGAAAATAATATTGCTCAACAGGTCTCATGTTGTCAATAAAAATATCATAGAGTTTTGGCAACTCTTTCATTCCTTCGTGCTCAACACTTCCTTCCCAAGTATCTACACAGAAGAACTCAATGTCCTTATTGGAATTGGCAATCTCAACGCACATATATGCTGCCGATTTACCTTTCCAACAACCAACTTCTACGAAACGACTTCCCGAAGGAAATCGTTTTGCAACTCTAGAGTAAAGATTGGGATAAGAAAACCAACCTTCACCAAAATTATCACTTCCGCAAATATGTTCCATTATTTCAATTCAAGCAATACTGATTCTGGGTTTCCATACAATCTACCATCCACCGCAATCTTATGAGTGGGAATATATTTCTCAACCAATTCTGGCCAAGTACTTCCCATTTCATCGTGGAATTCAATTGCAATATATTTGAAGTCTACAAAACAACTTGCATTTTCTAGTATATTTCTTTCGGCACCTTCAATATCAATCTTAAGGAAATCGTATTTCGGAAGATTCTCTAAAGTCGTTGTAGGAATGTCGTTGAACTGTACATTATGATTATCGGAATGCATATTATATCCACCTACATTTCCATCAGATTGACCCAATGAAATGAAGTCAGCACCATAATAAAGTGCTTTATTAATTACTTTAATACGATATTCGTTCTTAAATCTATCTTGAATAAAATTAAAGTTTACTGATACTGGTTCAAGAATCAAAGCAGTCTCCAATGATGAAATTTTATCAAACATAATTTTAGGAACTTCCCCAGTGCATCCACCTACATCTAGAACTGATTTGATTTGTCTTTCTTTGAGAAATTCAATAATGTTGACATAAAAAGGTCGTGAAGTCCATTCTTCATTTGTATAATAGATATGACCTTCTAATGATTCTGTAGGATATCCAGTGAATGGCGGAAATGATTCTGGTTGAGATTCTGATGTATTTTCAATCCCAATAAAATCCAATACAAATTCTTTGGATACCTTAACCAAATATGCTGCATTATCTTGATACCCAAAAGTAATCAGATAATTACCTTTATATTCTACCATACCAACGGCAAATTCAATCTCGGCATTCATAAATGAGAATTGCCTTGATACTTTAACAATATTCCATTCCTTGTCCCAGACAATGAAACGATGACGATACACACCATCTTTTCTTCCAGCGGCACTTTGAGTCAGATAAGTTTCGTGAGTCAAACAGAATCTATAATTGTCACCCAGAGGAATAATCTGAGAACCACCACGAAGATCAGTGGTTCCAAAATCTTTCCAATCTCTTCTTAGAACAGTCTCTGTAGTATTCGTATCAATATTATATCTAACAATTTCAGTACCATTTGTCCATTTCACATAATGATATGGCATATCAAGAATAGGCATCCAGTTCTTGTTGCAATACTCTTGGTCTGGAGGTGGGGCAGGAATACGATGTTGACTTACTTCCTTTACACCATTTTCGGTAAATTCAATTTCGGAAAGTTCCATACGACCCGTTCCAATCGTATCCAGATCCCTCCTTACTCCAGTCATATAGAGTTTATTGTTCCAACGAACAATACGGCAATCTTCTAATCCCACAAAATCCCAAAGTTCTTTATCGGGAAAACTTGAGGTGTCTATACGATGATAAGATTTGATTCTCATATTATCATCCATTTCGCACAGATAATTCCAAGTGCGAAGACGCCAATCGTTTTCTGGATGAATATAAACGAGAGGGCCCCAAGGATGTTCAAATTTTCTTTTTTCTGAATGATAAAGAGTGTAATTAATGTTTCTAAGATTAACTAGTAACTTATCTCCATCAAGATAAATTGAAGGGTTTGTGAGTGCTGGTCCCTTAAGTTCTTCGTGTGGAAGAATAAGTGGATGAATTGATCCTCCATTCTCTAAAGCAAGTTTTACAAAGTTCAGTTCATCTACTGCCATAAAAATATGAATGATTTGGATTATTTATTACTTAGCATTATAACTGATTTTTATATAAAAATCAAGTTTCAATAAATCTTAATTTCTTTATAGTTTGAATTAGTCAGTTCATTTATTTCTTTTTTTATCTGTGCTCTTCGGTCATTTAATTTATAAACACTACGAGCAAGTTCAACGAACTCTTCATCAAATCTTTGTTCTTTCTCCAACTTTCTCAACTGATCCTCTATTTTCCAAAGTTTTTCATTAACTTTCTTCAATCTCACTTCATATTCTAAAGTGTATTGAGTAAGAGTACTTTTAATTCTATAAAGTTCTTCCAATTCCTTTTGAACATATTCATCGTCGGTGAATAAAGATTTAATTTGTAAAATAGTAATCTTATCTAATAATTCACCGACTGATACTGGAATTGTAATCTTCATAGATTAAATTGGTTTTTAATAGTTTCAATTAATTGTGCATTTTTAGAAACAACACCAAGACCAAAGCAATGAGTAAAGGTTACTTTAGGTAAATCAATCTCTTCAAAAAATCTTTTTACTCCATATTCATTTCCATTATAATTTTCTACACAAGTATCGTGCATTAAAATTACACCATCATCATTTAAAAATTTACTCCAGGTTTCAAAATCTTGTTTAATATCTTCATACTTATGACTTCCATCAATGTGAAGAATATCAATTTTTTTATCCCAGGTTTCTGCAACTTCGTTAAAGTCACCTTCAATAAGAGTTAGATTATCCTGAAGATGAAGTTTTTCTCTTTTTGTCGTTACAAACTGGTACTTAAGTCTTTGTTCATCGGTTCCAACAAAGGAATCACCAACAAAGTTATCAATACCATATACTTTACCAATTCTAGGAATTGCTAGTGAAAATGTGGAAAATCCCCAATCAACACCAAGGTCAACAGTAACTTCTGGTTTCATATAAGAAACTAACCATTCGGCAAACTGACGATGGCCAGACCAAGCAGTTGCTGGAGTATCATCTAGATTAGTCAGGAAAAGTTTATCAATGGCATCCATTCTTTCCTTAAGTCTTAAAGTCTCTGGATTAAATCCCGAAGCAAAGACAATAATGTTTGGGTTCTGTGTGAGTTTACCGATGTTAAGTAGATGAGTAAATGCCTTACCCATAACATCTCCACCAACATTCATTGCCTCACTTACTGCATGAAAGGCATAGTTGGATGCTTGCTGAATATTTTGAGTGCTAATGAGAGCAATACTACACATCATAAACACATCAATTCTGGTGGGGTCAAAGTATGCTCTAGAAAGATTTAGATACTCCTGACCAAGTTCAAGTGCCTTATTGAGGTTCTTGACTTCAAAATAATGCTTGAAAATAAACCAAAGGTAATAAGTGTTTGACTTATCTTTTTCAAACTCTCTTTCGCAAATAGACAGATAGAAGAGTTGCTTGTCTACAGTGTTATGAACATTTTTAGTAATCTTAATTGTAGTATCAACTGCACTCTCATTCAAATGTTCTTCAGTTGGAATGAAGACTGGACTTTCATGAACGGCATTTACCCAAGTATAGTTCTTGGTTCTATGAAACCGAGTATGAGCAGTTTGACCTGGAGTTGGTTCTTGGTCTCCTACCTTATCATATCGTTCGTGCCTGAATGCTGTGAACTCTTCAGCAATCACATCAAGACCTTCTGGAAAGAACTCATCAACATCCTCATTAAAGTCTAAAGAAAATGCCCAGTCAGTCTTCACATAAGACAGTGCCAGATTTCTTACTTTGGAGAAATCAAATTCATCTCTCGTTTGTGGATGCTCATAGACTTCAATGCCTGCTTCCTTCAGTAGTTTTACTGTATTATCTGTGCTTCCAGTATCAACTACAACGGTATTTATAAACTTCTTGGAGATTTCAATAAATCTCCCAATGTTCTTCTCTTCGTTTTTAGAGATAGCATATAGTGTAATGTTCATAATTTTTCCCAAGCAACATCGTATTTTTTATCAAGAGATTCAACTTGAGCATAACCAAGTTGTTTAAATAAATTTTCAATCTCTTTTTCGTGAGAACCTAAATGCAGTTTCTCATACTCTATTTTGTTAATATCGTATTTAGTCCAATCTGTAGTTAATAATATCTCAGCATCAATACCTTCAATATCAAGAAGTAACCAATCTAATGTTGTAATCTCATATTTGTGAAATAATTGTTCAAGTGTTATACAAGGAATATCAAAACTTCTTAATCCTTCTGGGAAATAATACACTAATATATGTTCTTTAACTAATGATGCAACATGATACATTGGACCATCATTTTCATGATAATATAGTTTTACTTTATCATCAGGATATGATGGAACTTTTATCGCAATATTCTCTACAATAACATTCTCATAACAAGAATAGCAGTTTAGTAAACTACCAATATGAAGAGGATTTGCTTCTACAAATAAACCAAAATCTAATTCTTTATAGTTGTCTTTAAGATATTTTGATAGATGGTCGTCGCCTTTGTTAGACCCTATCTGCATCACTTTCATAAAAATTCTTTCCAATCAATACAGGGAGATAATAAATCTGCTTGACAGTGTGTAGAATAACCGGGAATTGAAGATATAAGAACTCTTCCCTTTTGTGCTAATTCTAAAAACTTTTGGTGGTCTGCTGATGGTTCCACTCCTGTAGAATATTTATGATGAACCGAAAAGTCCTTCATAAGAGTTGAAAACTTCACAGCAAAAGTATTTGTGGTGGAAGGAGTTGCCATCCAGTGAGATGATTTTGAGTGTAAGACCTTGGTTCTAAACTCACTATAAAACTCCATATACTTATCACCGTGGTCATAAAGAGTTACATAATCAACACCAAGTTCAAATCCTTCCATCAAAATCTTATCCCAGTTTGGACGATGAACATAATCATCTTCAAGAAAATAAATGATATCTTCTGCTGAATGATTTTGAGTTTGAATATACTTCAAAGTCTCAATAAAACTCTTTGCTTCTCCACCAGCATTTATAATATGAACATTCTCTTCTTGTGATAGGAAAGTATCTTCTATCTTACCATAGTGTTCATCGTAAATGAGTGTATAGTTTGTGGTTTCTGGATTGAGAGTGTTCTTGAAGTTTTGAAATACCTTTTCCTTATCCCACCATTCTGGTCTTTGTTTTCCCGGACTTTCCTGTATCTTAGAATAATAACAGTGCCTTAGATATACATTAATTTTCATTCAGTTTCTCCAAATCGTATTCGTTCCACCAAGACTTCCAATCAAGGAAGAAATCCTTATCCCATTCTGTTTGCATATGAAGTGCTAGTGAGGGAATAGGAGTAAAGCAATAATATCCTCTTTCATAATAGATTTTATCTATACTCTCCATTTCCATCGTTTCACTCACTTCACTTGTTCCCATTTTATAAAACAAGTCCCAGTGAAGTTTTATAATACTACTATGGGTCATCAAAGTCACTGCTGGATGAATGTTGGTTCTCCAGTAACGGTCTTTCCCAACAACAAGATTACAGGGAACAGCAGTATTTTGAGGATCGTGATACTCTGCTGGTTTATTAAATGGAAAGATACTCGCAGGTTTTCCTAGATTACAACTAAACTGATTAATAGCATCTATCATCAACTCAACAGAGTTTTGTTGATGAAGAAAGTCATCCTGAATAAAGTAGACCCAATCTTTTCCATAATCTCTGCCGTGTTCATAGCAACGAAGTATAGAAGGCATTATACCATAAGTTTCAAGATGGGTCAAATTAACTTTGAACTTTGCCGTATCAATCAATCTTTGAAGAATATCTAGAAACTCTTGGTCTGAATGGTCGTCAAAAATTTGGAGTTCTATTTCATAATCTGGATATTGTTCTTGAGCATAGTTAAGACTATCAATTACAGAAAAAATACATCTTGATGATACTTCTATCTTTGGTGCTTCACAATATCTTTCGTGACTATCATCTCGGTTTCCTTTTGAATGAGACTGAAGAACAACTAACAAATGAGTTTTCATAAATCAAACTTGGAATATAGTTTTACATTTTCTTCTCCTATTATATCAATAGGATTTTGTGAGATTTTAGATAACTTTGGACGAATGGTATGAAGGTCTTTTAGTCCCCAGGCTTCGTCTTTCTGTTCTCCACAAGCATTCTCAATCTCATTGAAGTTATTGTCTTGAGGAGAAACTTCTAAAAACTCATAGACCTTATTGAGTTCTTCTTGTGGATTAGAAATGAGTTGACTATATTCTACCAGATGAACCCAGTCTGGATACTTTGTGAGACCATATACCATACTCTCATAAGATGGAGCAACATAATATCTCCAAATATAATCAGCACGATTGTTATTTGTGATTGGAAGATTGTCTCGTCTCAAATGATTATCAATAAAATTATCTTCGTGCTTGGTTCTTTCTATCAGTGAGATATAAGATGTAAGAACTTCTGGAATAGAACGATAAGTTGCTACAATCTTTGGTTTGTTTGAAAGAAACATTTGAACCGTATCAAGGTTCTTACCCCAAAATCTGTGCTTGTCTAGGATTGTTGACTTTGGAATATGATTATAAAAGTTCGCAAGAACTGCCTTGTAGACATTATAAGATATTGCTTTACGGTCAAAGGTAAACTGCTGGTCTACTTTATTGAATGATTGCTCAATATCAGTCACCACATCACCTAATGGAGATGTTGGTGATACATAAATGTCTGGATGTTGATTGAGTATAGACCCTAATAATGTAGAACCACTTCTTGGAAGTCCTCCAAGAAAATATAATGTCTTCATAATATTTTGATTGTTATGAGTATTTAGATGCCTGGGTCTTGGTAGGTGAGTGCTGCTGTATGAGCACTATCTCCAGAACTCACTTGTTTCCAGTTGGTTCCTCCGGCAAATGTGGTGACTGGAGTGGATACATCAGTTGTTGCTGCGTTTCCAAGTCTTCCATTAGCACCATAACCCCAAGTCCATAAGGTTCCATCGGTCTTGATTGCTGTTGTGTGATTAAATCCAGAACTGACTTGTTTCCAATTGGTTCCTCCAGCGAATGTGGTGACTGGTGTGAATTTAGTGGTAAATGGCGGCTCACCAGTTCCAAGTCTTCCACTAAAAGAAAACCCCCAAACCCATAGAGTTCCATCGGTTTTGATTGCTGCTGGAGAGTATCCAGCAGCACCCACTTGTTTCCAGTTGGTTCCTCCAGCGAATGTGGTGACTGGAGTAGATATATCGCCATTACTATTGTTTCCAAGTTGACCACTAGATCCTTTACCCCAAAGCCAAAGAGTTCCATCGGTCTTGATTGCTGCTGTAAACTCAAATCCAGAACTCACTTGTTTCCAGTTGGTTCCTCCAGCAAATGTGGTGACTGGAGTGGATCTACTAGTTGTGCCAGCATTTCCAAGTTGTCCACTAGCATTATTACCCCAAACCCATAAAGTTCCATCGGTCTTGATTGCTGCTGTCAAACCATTTCCAGCACTTACCTGTTTCCAGTTGGTTCCTCCAGCAGATGTGGTGACTGGAGTGGATCTATCGGTTGTTGCTGCGTTTCCAAGTCTTCCATTAGCACCATAACCCCAAGTCCATAAGGTTCCATCGGTCTTGATTGCTGCTGTCAAACCATTTCCAGCACTTACCTGTTTCCAGTTGGTTCCTCCAGCAAATGTGGTGACTGGAGTGGATCTATTGGTTGTTGATGCATTTCCAAGTCTTCCATAAGTTCCCGAACCCCAAACCCATAAAGTTCCATCGGTTTTTATTGCTGCTGTATGCGCGGCCCCACCACTGACTTGTTTCCAGTTGGTTCCTCCAGCAGATGTGGTGACTGGAGTGGATCTATCGGTTGTTGCTGCATTTCCAAGTATTCCAGTACCTCCAGCACCCCAAGTGAATAAGTTCCCATCACGAAACAAATCAGCAGGCACAAAGACATCATCAAAACTATAGACAACTCCATTTTCCGTAAAGTTATAAAATGTAGGCATTAGGGACCTCTAAAGACTTGGAAACTACTCTGATATCATAATTGGAGTATTCATTTTCTCTCCCCACTTTATAAACCAATCTTTTACATCAGCAGATATCTTTTTATTATTTATTCCAACTGCCTTTAGATACTGCCCGTTCTCATTTTGTTCTACAGAGACCAATACATTACACTTATCAGGTCTCATTTCTTCTGGAAGTAAATGTTGAGACCAAGCACACTGATAATTCCTACAGACTTCTGGTCGTGCCTTATGAACTCCACAACCACCTTCTTCTAGAAATCTACAAGATTGACTACACCCAAACTTCCATCCAAAAGCATCGCCCACCAACCAAGAACAGCAGGCAGTACATTCTCCACACTCACGAAACATAATCACCCTCCTTAAAATAATAACTATAATTATTAAACTCAAAAGGATTTTCTTCAAATAATACATCATTATATAAAGTCTTTGGATAGCAACTATCACTATCACCAATCCATCTTTCCTTTTCCATTCTACACTCAGAGTTTAAGTATCGTGATTTGATTGTATTAATATAGGAAGCATTTGCCCACCAAAAATTTCCCATATAAGCATAAGTCTTATCATTTGGTATTAAAGAACCATCGGCACAAATACTTGGCCCAATAGTTCCCAAATGAGAACCAACACAAGTATAAGTATCTAGATACTTTATACATTCCTTCCATTTATCAATCACAAAATATTCCATCATTAATCTCCAAGATTGAACCGAAAGTTCATTCTTTGTTGCTCCTTTGGTATGAAAATAAAGAACCTTATAATCTGGATTATTCTTACAGAAATCATTAAGTGCTAATAAGGTGGTTTTTTCAGTTCCCCAATCTTCCTCCTTATTATACTTAACTATTACTTTATCAGGAACATTAAAAAGTTCTTGACTTCCATTTACACTAAAATAAGTATAATCAGCATTTTGAAGTAATCCTGAAGCATATAATCTATGTAATTGTTGCTGGTAAATGAAAGCACCTATTCCCATTTGTCCTATATGATAAAAGATTGCTAGTTTCACGAATGATACACTCCACCATTTTCACCGGACATTCCTTTGACCATCGTAAGACCAAGATTAGGAATATCAATAACATTCTTCTTATTGATAAAACGATAAAGTGAATGTTCTACATCAGTTCCGGCAGTAAACTGTATCATTTTTTCCATATAAGTAAATGCTTTTTCAAGTGCTTCTATAGTATCAGTAAATAACATTCTATCAAAAGACCAAAGACCCGTAATCATCATACCCTTTGCTCCATAGAGATAAGCATAAACATTCTCAAGTTCTTTTTCATAGTTTTCCATTTCTTGTGAAAGGTAGTCATACTTTTTAATTACATACTTATTCTCAAGGAACTTACTTTGATAATCTTGAATATCAAAATCATCATTCAGTAAATATCTACCAGTCAATTTGAATACTCTTTGACTATCATTAAAAATATTATGCTTTTGTATTACATAAAGAGTATTCAGTAATCCTCTTGTTTCTAATAGTGATTTGCCGTATGTAATCAGTTCTGGTCTTGCCTCAAGATTTTCATAGATTTGTTTGAGAACTGGTTCATCATAAAACTCCAGAAACAAATCCGTTTTTTCTTTGAGAATATCTTTTTGGTTTTCATCAATTGATTTAGAAGAACACTCAAATAAAACCACATAAGAATTATGAACTTTCTTACGAATACACTCAATCGTTTCTAAGGTTTGCTCAAATCTTTGTTGCTCATCATAGGCACTAAAATCTTTCTCTTGAAAGTGTTTGAGTGCCGAACCAACTAAAAATAAAAATTTCATAAGTAATCCGTGTTAAAACTAATAATAATTCGTTCTTCAGTTTCTTCTTCTGTATAATGAACCAAATCACTTGAAAAGATAACCAATAGTCCTGGATAAGGATGAATTGAAGTATCTGGAAATATCAAAGGAGTGCTTCCAGAAATATAAAATGCTCCACTTACAATACTTTCTTCGTGCTTATGTGCCTTGAGTTTATTTCCTGCTTGTGAGATATTGAACCAACTATTGATAAACTTGAGTGGAGGAATATCATACTTATTACAATATAATCTAACATATTGTTTGAAAATATTCCGCAATCCAGTCAGTTCTGGATACATTAGAATAGGCATTCCATAATTATAAGTGGAAAACCCTTTAGTGACAAGTCCGTGAGAACTTGCTTCTATCTGTAAAAGTGTGTTCTTAATCGTATTTAGATTGAGAAAGGATAAGTTATATTCCTCTATCATTTAGAAACTCTCCCAATTGCTTCAAAGGTTCGTCCCAGTTTCTTGGTTTCTTTTGCTTGAAGAGATGAACATTATCACCATACCACCAAGACTTTCCTGTTGAACTTGTCCATACATAATATTCCATAATTGGCACAAACACACAAACTTTCTTACCTTGTGCTGCTGCGATATGAGCAATAGAAGTACACGAAGTAATCACCAAGTCCATTTGAGATACAATTGAAAATGTATCCGTAAAGTCACGATTTGGAATATCAAAAGTCTTTACATCATAACCTTCTGGTGGTACTTGGTCTGGTAGTTGTAGGGAATATAAAGATGCTGGAGTTTTAGAAAGAATATCAAACAAAGGTTCTGGTTGAATAGAACGAAAATGTGCCTGCTCAAATCCAGAACCAGAGTTCCAAAACATTCCAATCTTATAGTTTTGGTCTTCTTGTAGATAAGAGTATTGCTTTTGTTTTTCTGGTAATGGGTTTAGATAAGGAGTTTGACCCAAATCTTCTACTTTTAGATTGAGATAATAAGGTAGAGCAAGAGCATAAACCCAGCAGGCATCTTCTGGAAACTCTGGTTTATCGTAGATACACACAGAGTGAAACCCATTATAGTTGAAGAGTTTCACCAGTTCTTTTCTTGTAGAAGTCCAGATTGGTTTCATACCAAGTTCTTTCAGGTGCTTCATAAAACGAATATGAATAACCTCATCACCAGCACCACACTGACTGTCTATGATAATCGTTCTTCCAGGCTCTGGTGTTCCGTCCCACTTTGGAAATGGTGGAAGTTGTCGGTTCTTATATGCTTCCACTTCTCCTGCCTTGAGAAAGTGTTGAAGTCCTGTGCGAATATCATCCTTCCTGAAGTAATGACCCGATAAGTTGTGATATGCTTTTCTTTCTATCTCAGGTGGCAGTTTCTTTTTGAGTAAATCAAATAAAAGTTTCTCTGCTTTATTATTTTGACCTAAAGCAGAATATGAAAATGTTTCCTCTAAAAGAAGTTCGGTATCTTGAGGATTTTGTGATTTGATTTTTGATATTTGAGTGATTGCTTTTTCTGGATAGTTATTTTGATTGTATGCGTTGATAAGATTTTTTGATGTTGTATATTTTTCTTCTTTGGTCTTTGTGAGTTTGAGTGCTTTCTCGCCATAAGTAATCGCATTTGAGAAATCTTTAATCTCAAAGAAAATCTTTGCTACATCATCATATTGCTGAAAAGTTTCTGCTCTCTTTCCAAATGCCGAAAGAACTTGTGTTGTGAGTTCTTTTTCGTTGAATGAATACAGTGTTTTTGTGACCAACTCAAGGGGGTTCATAAAGAATATTGAATGTATCTTGAGGTATTTATTAGAAACTTGCGAAGTCTACTGATTTTATTACTGCTGTATGAGCACCTCCAGCAGCCACTTGTTTCCAGTTGGTTCCTCCGGCAAAGGTGGTGACTGGAGTGGATGTGCTGGTTATTGTTGCGTTTCCAAGTTGTCCATTAGTTCCAGAACCCCAAGTCCATAAGGTTCCATCGGTCTTGATTGCCGATGTATGACTAGTTCCACAAGTTACTTGTTTCCAGTTAGTTCCTCCGGCAAATGTGGTGATTGGAGTGGATCTATTACCTGTAGCATTATTACCAAGTTGTAAATTAGCATTATATCCCCAAGTCCATAAAGTTCCATCAGTTTTGATTGCTGCTGTATGAGCACCTCCAGCAGCCACTTGTTTCCAGTTGGTTCCTCCGGCAAAGGTGGTGACTGGAGTAGATCTACTACCGACAACACCATTTCCAAGTGATCCAGTAGTTCCCCCCCAAGTCCATAGAGTTCCATCGGTCTTGATTGCTGCCGTATGAGAACCTCCACCACTCACTTGTTTCCAGTTGGTTCCTCCGGCAAATGTGGTGATTGGAGTGGATCTATTACCTGTAGCATTATTACCAAGTTGTAAATTAGCATTATATCCCCAAGTCCATAAAGTTCCATCAGTTTTGATTGCTACTGTATGGTTAGAAAAGGAAGTAGTACTAACTTGTTTCCAGTTGGTTCCACCGGCAAAGGTGGTGACTGGAGTGGATATATTGCCTGTTATTACTGCGTTTCCAAGTCTTCCATCACCACTAAAACCCCAAGTCCATAAGGTTCCATCAGTCTTAATTGCTGCTGTATGTGAGTATCCACAACTTATTTGTTTCCAGTTGGTTCCACCGGCAAAGGTGGTGACTGGAGTGGATATATTACCTGTTGTTACTCCATTTCCAAGTCGTCCACTAGCACCTAAACCCCAAGTCCATAAGGTTCCATCAGTCTTAATTGCTGCTGTATGAGATCCACCAGCACTCACTTGTTTCCAGTTGGTTCCACCGGCAGAAGTAGTAACTGGAGTGGATATATTCCCTGTTGTTGCTCCATTTCCAAGTCTTGCATTAGCTCCAGCACCCCAAGTCCAAAGTTCTGGAGGAATTCCAATCCGTTGACCAATCTCAGGATAAACACTCATCAAATAATCTTTGGTGATTAACTTAGTACCTAAATCAACACTATTACTATCCCTAAAATTGGTTGTAACTCTTAAAGAACTCATTTTACTTTACTATGGTGTTTGTGGTTGTTCTCTAATCACAACAGCATAAACATCATCAATCGTATTACAGGCATCAATCTCTTGAAGTTTTGCTAATTCCCAATCAAATGCTTCTTGAACTTTTATATCAATTTGATTGAGAATATATTGAAGTTCTGTTGTGGTAATCTCTAACCAAGTATTCTGGAACTTAAAGTTATGAGGACCTGGAGATGCTGCTAACTTACTTGCTAATAGAAGTCTCTCATCTCTTGAGGTTGATACTTCTACCTCGGTTCCATTTATTGTAAGTGTGAGTATAGTATTTTCCTTTTCTCTTCTATATGGGGCAACTTCTTGCTTACGAAGTGTTTTGACTTCTTCTAAAGTCTTATCGGTAATTGGATATGTTAATAGGACTTTAGTGGGAACTCCATTTTCTTCAATAATTTCCCAAGAAAAGTTTCCTACATTATGATACTTGGGGTCATTCTCTGGAATTACTCTTTCTGTTGGAACAAGATGAGTAAGTCCATCACTAAAATGAATAGGAAGTTGAGTAAAAGATTGATTTGATATTCTTTCTACCACTTCAAGTTCTTCTAATTCTTCATTAATATAACGAACATTTGCTCCAAAAGGACCAAGTTCTAATGCGTTGTTATGAATAAGTGCTATTTCCATCGGTCTTTTTAGGTATTTATGAGAATGGGAGATCTGCTGAGGTTCCTGCTTGGACTGCTGATATAGTACCACCTCCAGAACTCACTTGTTTCCAGTTGGTTCCACCGGCAAAGGTGGTGACTGGAGTGAGTTTATTGGTTGTAGTATTGTCTCCAAGTCTTCCAAAACTTCCAAAACCCCAAGTCCATAAGGTTCCATCGGTCTTAATTGCTGCTGTATGAGAATCACCACAATCTACTTGTTTCCAGTTGGTTCCACCGGCAAATGTGGTGACTGGAGTGGATCTAAAGGTTGTTGATGCGTTTCCAAGTCGTCCAGAATCTCCACCACCCCAAGTCCATAAAGTTCCATCGGTCTTAATTGCTGCTGTATGAGCATTTCCACCACTCACTTGTTTCCAGTTGTTTCCACCGGCAAAGGTAGTGACTGGAGTGGATGTGTTTGTTGTTGTTGCATTTCCAAGTTGTCCAGAACTTCCACTACCCCAAGTCCATAAGGTTCCATCAGTTTTAATTGCTGCTGTATATTGATTACCAACACTCACTTGTTTCCAGTTGGTTCCACCGGCAAATGTGGTGACTGGAGTAGATATACTACCTGTTGTTACTGCATTTCCAAGTCGTCCTTGACCTCCATTACCCCAAATCCATAAGGTTCCATCGGTCTTGATTGCTGCGGCATGAAGTTCTCCACAACTCACTTGTTTCCAGTTGGTTCCACCGGCAAAGGTGGTGACTGGAGTGGATCTATTGGTTCCATCATTAGTTCCAAGTCGTCCAAATCCCCCATTACCCCAAGTCCATAAAGTTCCATCAGTCTTAATTGCTGCTGTATAAAGACCATCACAACTCACTTGTTTCCAATTGATTCCTCCGGCAAAAGTGGTGACTGGAGTGGATCTAGTGATTGTATCATTAGTTCCAAGTAGAGGTGATAGGCTATTTCCAAGACCCCAAGTCCATAAGGTTCCATCGGTCTTGATTGCTGCCGTACCCTCATCTCCACCACTCACTTGTTTCCAGTTGGTTCCTCCAGCAAATGTGGTAATTGGAGTGGATCTATCGGTTGCAGCATTGTTTCCAAGTTTTCCATATTGTCCACTACCCCAAGCCCACAAAGCATCACCAACATACTGGTCAATCAACCAGTACTCGGTTACAAAATAATTCTCTAAGTCTCCTTCCGGTGAAAAAAATTGATTAGGCATCTAACTTTCTTTCCAGTTCTTCAATTCTAATTTGCTGTTCTTTGATTGCTTCAATCAATACACCAACAAGGTTTCCATAAGAAACTGTTTTCAATCCTCTATCATTAGTGCTTACAACTTCTGGAATAATTCTTTCCATTTCTTGTGCAATTACACCAATAGAACCCGTATTGTGTCCATCTGTCCAGTCATAACGAACACCATTCATTTGCATTACTAAATCAAGAGCATTTGCAATTGGTGTTATGTTGGTTTTTTGAGTTTCATCAGAGAGTGATGTGAATACTGTTGCCGATAATGTTCCTGTAGATGGGTTAAATGTAAGTTTAGTTGAAGCAACATTAATAGTGCTACTAGTTCCAGAAGTTACATCTTCAAATACTGGATATCTTGTAGCATTTGTTGAATTATCGTCACTAACAGTAATAGAACCTCCTCCACCGGCAGCAGCACCTTGAACACCTTGGTTACTTATACCTTGTACACCTTGTTGTCCTTGTCTTCCTTGAAGTCCTTGAACACCTTGATTAGAAAGACCTTGTAGACCTTGTGTACCTTGAGAACCTAAAGTACCCTGAAGACCTTGAGTACCTTGAGTTCCCTGAAGTCCTTGTCTACCCTGTAATCCTTGATTACCCTGAAGACCTTGAGTTCCCTGAAGACCTTGAGTTCCCTGAAGACCCTGAGTTCCTTGGAGTCCTTGTCTACCTTGGAGTCCTTGAGCACCTTGAGCACCTCCAGACCCAGTTGTCCAAGCAATACCAACTCCGGTAGATATTAATACAGAACCACCGATGCCAATTTGATTGGAACTATCATAAATTCCACCATCAATCTTAATATCACCATATATTCTTGTACCACCTTTGAGTTTTGCCATTTCTTATGCCTGTGCCTCCGTCCAAGAAAGTCTTGCATTGATTGTTTGAGAAGTTCCCGCAAGATTAGTTGCAACAATAGTCACCATATCAGGTCCATCCGGATAAACATTATTTACGGTTGTCGGAACAGTCAATACAGTTCCTCCACCTAAAATAGAATTTCCAAGGTCACGAACAAGATTGAGTTCTTTTGAGTTAACTCCATTTGGAACGAAGAATGAATAAATTTGTTCTCCACCAGTCACAGTTGTAGTTCCGGTATGTACGCAAATCTGAGAAAGAGATGAACCACCAGCGGAAGCGAAAGTTCCGGCACTTACTCTTCCATTTAAAATCAGAGCAATTCTAAAGTTAGCACTTGCAACCGCTCCAATTTCTCGAAGAGTTAATTGCATTCGGTTAATTAAATCTCTTGCTCCCAGTACTCCAGTCAGACCAGAATCAACACTCGGAGAAAGACGAAGAGAAATAAGAGCATTTGTTGCTCCAGCAGCAATACTTAGTGCGGTATTCATACCCGAAGTAAATATGAACGATTTATCATCATCAAATCCTCCATCCATAATGACCGAAGAACCCCAGTGTGCAATTGTTGCAGATGTTTGAGGTGCATGAAGTTCAACTGAAACTGGTGCTGTTGCACTAAAGGTAAATGTGGTTGCAGATGCGGTTCCACCACCACCAGTAAGACCACCAGGACCAGTTAGGTTGGTGACATTTCTCGTTAGAGTTGTAAATGTAGTTGCGGTTTTACCAGTATAATTAATGTATTCTACTGCTGCTCCAGTTCCTCCTGCCGCTCTTACTACAAGAGTTCCAGAAGATGGGAATAATGAAGTATCATTTACCGACATAGATGCGGTAACACCAGATGTTAATGTTGCAGTCAAATACGTAATTGGTGGAATTGTATTACACTCATATCTTGATGGAAGGTTTCCAGAACGCATATATGCTTCGGTTCTGAAGTTTGCATTTGGTGTTCTATGACAATAAATGACTTCACCTCTTTGGTTCTTGAATCCATAACGAATTGCTCCTGCACCATACCAGGAATAATCCATATAAATCATCTGCATCTTGTTCAAATCCAGATTAAATCCTGATGGTCCAGTTCCATCACACTTATCAATATTGAATTGAGATTGAGCAACTCGTGTATCAATTCTCTTTGTTATAATTATGGCACCACTTGAAATCGTAGTTCCTCTGTATTCTGGAGAAACAAACATAGAAGTGTCACTAGCAATCGTGAGAACTAGATATGACATTCCACGAATAACTACATAATCTCCTGGTTTGAGTTGAGAAGAAAACTTGGTATTTGTTCCAGTAATTGTTGCAGAACCTGCAGTAACTGATACTCCACCTGATAGTTGTTCTGTACTTGAACGTCTTACTGCGTATAAAGTTTGACCATCGTGCTCAAAGAAAAATCCATTTTGCTCATCAAACATTCCAATACGAATTCTGGAACCATACCAGGCGAATGGCGAAACATTAATGGGAAATCCTGTTGCTGGAGATGATGCTGGTGTTGAACCAGCGGTGTAAGTAAATGTTAAATCAGTTGGAACTGTTGCTACGGTAAATGTTCCGTTATATGCCGCTTGGTCAGCACCAGATACAATAACAGATGCTCCCGGACCTAAGTTATGTGGAAACTTACAGGTTACAGTAACAGTAGTTCCAGATGAAGTAACATTATCAACAGAAAATCCTGCTTTGAGGTTTGTACCAGTACTGAACTGAACACCTTTACCAGACTGATAACGGAAGTATCTTCTTGTCTGACGAATCAGTTGATTATTATGATATGGAGTTCCCGAACTAAAACTTACACCACCATCATAAGGTCTGTGAATAGATGAAGTGTAAGGTCTTGCATAAAGATTTTGTGTCCCGCCAGTTGCTGTGATTTGTCCTGATGGTGCAACATCGGCAATAAAAGTGAAGGTATTTGATGTTGGTATGGTAGCAACAAAAAATGCTCCATTCGGTGGATTAGATGTTGCTGCTGTTGTATTTCTTACAAAAATACCATCACCAATAGAAAAACCATGAGGACCAGTAGTTGTACAAGTAACTGTGGTTCCAGAGTTAGTAAATGCAGCACCACCAGTTGCACTTACTGGAATTGCAGAACCAGTAAAGAAACTTCCAGAATAAACATAAGTCTTTGAGGCATCAAAAATTGTTGCGTTTACTACGTTTGCTCTGGCAACATAAGTAAAGTTTCCTGCGGCACTTGTTTCTGTAAGTTGCCAACCATTTGCAATTGGGTCTGTTGCGTCCTGAACAAAGATAGGAACACCAACACCTGGGTTTGCGGTTGATGTTACCGTAACAGTTCTAGTTCCTGCTCCTGCGATGTTAGTAATTGTAATAGGTGATGTTGCATCATAAAAAGCACTTGGGCGATTGCTTAATAGTGTGGTAGTTTCCCATTTGGTGGGTTGAGTTCCATACTCAAAGTCAGTATCAATTAGTGACTGTGGATTAGAAATTCTCATCTTACCCACAGGGTCCATCAGAGTTTCTGATGGAGTTATATATTGCTCGTGGTCATCTACAACAAACTGGAGTTTATGAGTTGATAGCATTCCAGTAGTATTATAATTCAAAACTACTGTCGTAGTATCGGCATTTCCATCAATTGTATAAGAAGTTGCCGTCAGATTTGAGTCTGAAAAGTTATAAATTACCTGATTAGTTGTTACATTCGTAATCAGTATCAATCGTTCTCTCGGAGTTGCACGAGGAATAACTACAGTCTTTGTAGCAGGAGTAAATGTATATCCAGTTTCAAGTAATACCTGTCTTGCCATTATTAGCGAATACCTTTTTTATATTTATGAGATAAACTAAACTACAACCAGAAGCGGTTTGTTATAATCTTATATATCTGAAGTATTTCCAAGTCCGTTAATTGACGATTATAAGTCAGAAATTGTGCCACATTTCCATTCAAATATCCTGGTGCGGCATCCGCAAGAGAAGCACCAAAAGACACATCAGAACCCGAGACAGTATTAATTGCCGTTGCTCCAGAAGTTACCGTCGTATCAGTTACCAAATAACCATCAATATAAAGTTTAATACTACTTGCAGTTCCACTAGCAGGTGCCGATGCCGCAATCATATACCATGCACCATTCGTAACATTAGGAGCACTTGTATTGGCAAGAACACTTCCGGTGGCAATTTCTACTCTTGGTCTAAATGTTGTCGCATCTAATGATACATTCCATTTACCTCCAGTCGCAGTAGTACCCCAACCAAAAAGACGATACGCAATGTTTGGCACCCTTGCTCTGAACCAGATGATTGATGTTCTTGCTCCTGTTCCGGTTATTCCTTTATATCCACTGATGGTCATATAATCATTTGTACCATCAAATGCTACTGAACCCTCTCGTATGATTGAAGAATATGTTGGTTCACCTAAAGGTACAGTACTTGCGGTTCTTCCATTTCCACTTAAGTCTGCTATGGTGAAATAAGCAGGTGAAGATTGATCGGTGACATTAGTTGAAGGATAAGACCTACCAGCACCATAGATAATTCTTACGGCACCATTTGCACCACTACCTGGAGTATCTCCACCGGCAGCACCGGCACCACCACCACCATAAGCACCACCAGCACCATTAAGTGTACCAGAGTTACTACCATTAGTGCCACTAGAACCGGCAAGACCTCCGGTTCCAGCTCCACTTCCATTCCCACTAGTACCAGCACCAAGTATACCTACACCTCCACCACCGGCATTTTGTCCACCACCGCCACCGCCTCCGCCAGAACCATTAGTAGAAGCAGGAGTTAAGTCACCATCTTGACCTGTTCCGCCAGTTCCAGAATAACCACCGGCACCACCACCGCCAGCACCTTGAGTATTTCCATCAGCAGTTGCCCCGCCAGCACCACCGGCACCTCCAGTACCAACAACTACAGTTCCTCCAGTACCACCGGCATTTCCATTGTCTGGACTTTGCCCGGCGCCACCTCCATTTGCGGCAACTAAATTTGTTCCACTCCTATGAATTCTAGATTGCCCACCAGCAGTATTGGAACCTCCACCAGAACCAACCACAACTGTAAGACTTTCTCCGGGAGTAACGGCAATAGATGCTTGATATGCAAGCCCGCCGCCGCCGCCACCAGAACCTGGTTCTTCTGGGTCAGTATCATTTCCACCTCCACCACCTCCACCGACACAAACGGCAGAGATTGAAGTATAACCGGCAGGTACAACAAAGGTATAAGTTCCCGGTGTAGTATATAATTCCTGACTTACTGCGGCAATTTGAGTAACACTTGTAGAAATTCCGGCATCAATATACAGTTGCATTCCACTAGTAGTAACATCAGTTACAAATAAATCCATCTCATTAATTTCATTATAAACAATCACAGACTTATCAGTATTTTGTCTCATATATCTTCCTTGCCCCGCACCAAAGAAAGTTCCTCCAAACTCATCATATACTAAGTCATAAGGTGGAAAGACATTTGCGGTGAGTGTAGTTGCAGCACCTACATTTTCACTAAATCCAGAACTATAATATGTTCCAAGTCCTGTGATGTTTGTGTTGGTTGTTGATGCCAGAACTCTACTAATTGCTGTGCCTGATGTTGGGGTATAATCAGTTACCAATGAACTTTTTTCTAATTGAACTCCCCAAAAATCTAAAACATAATTTGTATTATTGTCGGAAAACAAATCTAAGAAAGTTTTTGCAGTTGCTGTTGGAACTCCACTTACAGTCACTCTTACCCATTGATTAGTAACTAATTGTGATGAATAATCCGCAGAGGGATTTCCATCACCCAAATCTGTAAAAGCACTACCTGTTCCACTAATTTTTCTTACATAAAAACTTGTTATATAAGTATCAGTTCCATTAGGAGTAAGTGAAGGTATATTTACTCTCAACAATGCATTTGTTGTATTGTTGCAAGTAAATCTAACTGCAGTAGTTGTTCCATCAGGTGCATCAATTCCTGTAGTTAATGTTGCTCCTGCAGGAAAATTATTAACCCAAGTAGCTGTATTGTATGTAGAGTATGAAACTAAATTCTCACTCATAGAGTAATCATCAAACTCATATGCGACTATAGATGCGTATTGGTCTAATCTTCCTACAATATCTGGCATAATATTATCCTGCCACGAAGTCTAAACTGTTAGTCGTGGAATTATACTGTATATAGAAGTTAGTGGTTCCTGAAGTTCCACCAAATCTCATCTTGTTTGTTGAGGTTACTCTTGCATCACCAGCAATATCTGCCGTGAATGATGGACTTGCGGTTCCTATACCAACATTACCAGTACTCAGAATCGTAACTCTTTCTGTATTATTTGAAGCAACTTTAACATTATATGCTCCCTGAGAACCTAGTGTAAGAGTTCCTCCGGAAGAATATAGATAAGTACCATCAGGGTCTCCGAATGGTCCACCACCGGCAAATGTGGTTCCATTAATTCCAAAGTCACCGAAATAAGTTGTTCCTGCGGCACGGTCATTATTAACAATAACATCTGCAGAAGATGTAGATCCACTATTTTTATTCTGAACAACTACTTGTGCATAACTATTGACACTATGAACAAAATTAGCAATAATATCAGTATCAGAGAAGTTAAGTTGACCTATACCTAAGAGACCATTTGTGCCACTTGAACTAGTTGGAGTACCGGATAAGTAAAGAACAGAATCACTTGCAGTTCCACTAGCACTTAAATCTATCTGAGTAGCAGTTAAAGTAGTACCATTAAAAGTAAGATTAGCAGAACCGGTTGCAGTATTAGTACCATCCTTATAGACGACTTGATTGGCAGAACCAGCTACTGGACCTGTTAGACCTTGTAATCCTTGAGTTCCCTGAGAACCTAAAGTACCCTGGAGACCTTGAGTTCCCTGAAGTCCTTGTGTACCTTGAGAACCTAAAGTACCTTGTAATCCTTGAGTACCTTGAGAACCTAAAGTACCCTGAAGACCTTGCCTACCCTGCAATCCTTGATTACCTTGTAATCCCTGAGTACCTTGAGAACCTAAAGTACCTTGGAGACCTTGAGTACCCTGAGAACCTAAAGTACCTTGTAATCCCTGAGTACCTTGAGAACCTAAAGTACCCTGTAATCCCTGAGTACCTTGAGAACCTAAAGTACCTTGGAGACCTTGAGTACCCTGAGAACCTAAAGTACCTTGTAATCCTTGAGTTCCCTGAGAACCTAAAGTACCTTGTAATCCCTGAGTACCCTGAGAACCTAAAGTACCTTGTAATCCCTGAGTACCCTGAGAACCTAAAGTACCTTGTAATCCCTGAGTACCCTGAGAACCTAAAGTGCCCTGAAGTCCTTGTCTACCCTGCAATCCTTGATTACCTTGAAGTCCTTGTGTACCCTGAGAACCTAAAGTACCCTGTAATCCCTGAGTACCCTGAGAACCTAAAGTACCCTGAAGTCCTTGAGTACCTTGTAATCCTTGAAGTCCTTGAAGTCCTTGTGTACCTTGAGTACCCTGAAGACCTTGAAGTCCTTGTGTACCTTGAGAACCTAAAGTACCTTGTAATCCCTGAGAACCTAAAGTACCCTGAAGACCTTGAGTTCCCTGAAGTCCTTGTCTACCCTGCAATCCTTGATTACCTTGTAATCCTTGATTACCTTGTAATCCTTGTAATCCAGCAGCAAATGGAGTAGTCCAACTAACTCCGGCACCAGTAGAAATAAAGACACTACCAGCGGCACCTATATTTCCATAAAAATCTCTTAAGGATGAATCAAGTTCAATTAATCCAACAAAAGTAGAAGCACCAGAAACTCTTACATCACCCTGAACTGTGAGTTTTGATGTTGGAAGTGTGGTTCCAATACCTACTTTTTCATTAATTCCATAAGGTGCTAATTGAATAGTTCCATCGGCATTTACATCAATACTTGGAATACCAGAAACATCATTAACTGAGAAGATAGAACCAGTAGTTAGATTATTTGTAATACTAAAGAGTTGCCCAGCAGAACCCTCAAAAGAAAGTGTTCCAGAGTTTAAAGTATCATAAGGAACAACATCAATGACAGTTCCAATTCCAAGTGCCCCTGTTGAAGGATTAATTTGAAGTCTTGTAGATGAAACTCTTAATGTGGTTTGAATACCTGAAGTTACACTTGATATTGCCACATACCAATTTGAATTTGTGGTAGTATCATCAAGTATTGTTACTCCACCATTATTTCCACCCTGAAGACCCTGAAGTCCTTGAGTACCTTGTAGTCCTTGAGCACCTTGTAATCCTTGAGTACCTTGAAGTCCTTGTCTACCCTGCAATCCTTGATTACCCTGAAGACCTTGAGTACCCTGCAATCCTTGATTACCCTGAAGACCTTGAGTGCCTTGAGAACCTAAAGTACCTTGAAGACCTTGAGTACCCTGAGAACCTAAAGTACCTTGGAGTCCTTGAGTACCCTGAAGTCCTTGAGTACCCTGAAGACCTTGAGTTCCCTGAAGACCTTGAGTTCCCTGAAGTCCTTGTGTACCTTGAAGTCCTTGTCTACCCTGCAATCCTTGATTACCCTGAAGTCCCTGAGTTCCTTGGAGTCCTTGAGTACCCTGAAGACCTTGCAAACCAGCCGCAAATGGAGCAGTCCAACTTACTCCTGTACCAGTAGAACTGAGAACACTACCAGCAGCCCCTACATTTCCATAAAAATCTCTTAATCCAGCGTCTAGTTCAACAGTTTGAACAAATGTAGAGAGACCAGTAATTCTTAATTGCGGAGAAGTTACGGTTAAATCAGTAACTTGAATTCCACCAGCGGCAAGTCTCACCCCATTAGGAACTTGATTAGTGCCGACACCAACCGCATAATTAAATAACCAGGCATCAGTATTCAGTCCAGTAAAAGTACCAGACTTAATCCACATAATTTGTTTATATGTAGATGGAACGTCATCAGTACCAACACCAGCATTAATATCAAATAATGGACTTCCCTCTGTTGAAGCAACCGCAATACCACCGTGATTTGCTGTAGTATCATTTGAAATAACGGCACCACCAGCAGTAGTAGCAAGACCTACAATAATATCTTTATCTTTTACTGTTAAAGTGGTAGAAGCAATAAGAACCGATGTTCCGCCAATCGTTACATTACCACCAACATAAAGATTAGTACCATCAAAAGTTAGATTACCAGAACCGGTTGGATTATTAGACCCATCCTTATAAACAATTTGATTAGCAGATCCTGCTACCGGACCTGTTAGACCCTGTAGTCCTTGAGCACCTTGTAATCCTTGAGTTCCCTGAAGTCCTTGTCTACCCTGCAATCCTTGATTACCCTGAAGACCTTGAGTACCTTGAGAACCTAAAGTACCCTGGAGACCTTGAGTACCTTGAGAACCTAAAGTACCCTGCAATCCTTGAGTACCTTGAGAACCTAAAGTACCCTGCAATCCTTGAGTACCTTGAGAACCTAAAGTACCCTGCAATCCTTGAGTACCTTGAGAACCTAAAGTACCCTGCAATCCTTGAGTACCCTGAAGACCTTGAGTACCCTGAAGACCTTGAGTACCCTGAAGTCCTTGAGTACCCTGAGAACCTAAAGTACCCTGCAATCCTTGAGTACCTTGAGAACCTAAAGTACCCTGCAATCCTTGAGTACCTTGAGAACCTAAAGTACCTTGAAGACCTTGAGTACCCTGAAGACCTTGAGTACCCTGAAGTCCTTGAGTACCTTGAAGTCCTTGAGTACCCTGAGAACCTAAAGTACCCTGGAGACCTTGAGTACCTTGAGAACCTAAAGTACCTTGTAATCCCTGAGTACCTTGAGAACCTAAAGTACCCTGAAGACCTTGGGTGCCTTGAGAACCTAAAGTACCCTGAAGACCTTGTGTACCTTGAGAACCTAAAGTACCTTGAAGACCTTGTGTACCTTGAGTTCCCTGAAGTCCTTGTCTACCCTGTAATCCTTGATTACCCTGAGTACCTTGTAATCCTTGGAGTCCTTGCAAACCAGCCGCAAATGGAGTAGTCCAACTTACTCCGGCACCTGTAGAAATAAAGACACTACCAGCGGCACCTATATTTCCATAAAAATCTCTTAATCCGGCATCTAATTCTAGAGTTCCACCAAAAGTAGAGGCACCAGATACTCTTACATCACCGACAACATCTAACTTTGCTCTTGGACTTGTGGAACCAATACCAGTATTTCCACCAAAAGGATTTAGTGCAATTGTTCTGTCAGCATTAACGTCAATAATCGGAATACCAGAGATTGGATTGACGCTAAAGATTGAACCAGAAGATAAGATATTACTAATAGAAAATAGAGTTCCTTCACTTCCTTGAAAACTTAGAGTGCCATTATTCGTCGGATATACAACCGCAGTAATAGTAGAAGGTCCAGTATTTGTACTTGCTCCTACAAAATCTATTTTTGGATCCGTATTAGTAGATCCTATACTTGGGGTTATAAGAATATCTTTATCCGAATTTGCCATCCCCTATATTCCTTTTGTTAAGTATTTATTAGACATTAAAGTGAGTAACATTTTTTAAATACCAAACCTACTGCGAGTTGCGTTGAAGTTTTGTGAGACTTCTGATGCTGTGAGTGCTCGTGTATACATTTTTAAAGTGGCAAAATTAAGATTTGAATGCCAACTATAATCTCCACCATAATTTGCAGTAGCAATTCTTATACGGTTATCACTTGGAGTTCCTTCAGTTCCAGAAGTTATAGTTCCACTTGTTTGAGACACTCCATTTTTATATAAAGTTAAAGTCGTTCCATTTCTTACGGCAACTAACTGCGTCCAAACTCCAGAAGATGTATCCGAAAAAGAAAGTTCATAAACATTATTAACCCCAGAGGTTCTTCCCCATATCACATATCTATAAGATATCGAATCATAGTACCACATATTATGAAATCCAGTATATGTTGCTATTACACTTACATTTTCCGTTCCATTATAATTTGTGGGATTTCTATCATTTGATTTAAACCACACTTCTGTTGTATGATTATTATGTAAATAATTTGCTGCTGTTAAAATTCCAGAAGTGTTTAATGTGGCATATCCACCATCTTCTGCTGTTGGTGGTAATGTTCTTGTAAATGCTATTGAACCACTATTTGATGAACTATAGGAATAATATGATGGATTAACAAGAGTAAAATTATTCCCATTACCACTCAAATCAGTCCAAGTCGTTCCAGAACCAGGATATGAGTTTCTATCTGCCGCATCAAGTGCTAGAACTAATCCACTATCTACAATATCAGGACCTGAAGACGCTGCCATTTTCTCTACCTCTTAGATATTAAATCTGCCTCTAAGGGCATTAAAGTTTTGTGAGACTTCTGATGCTGTGAGTGCTCTATTGTAGATGGAAACTTGTGCTATGTTTCCGTTCAAGTAATCAGGTCCATTAGGTCTTCTTCCAATTTCTATGGTATAAGATGGTTCTATAATAGAAGCAGGTATTGAAGTTGTATTTGTACTGTCTAATACTCCATTTCGGTACATTCTTATAGAAGTTGAAGGAGTCCAGGTTCCTACTAAATTAATCCAGGCACCAGTAGTAATAACAGCAGAAGTACTTGCACCTGCATTATTTACAGCAAATCCTGCCAACCCAGCACCACTAACATTAAGGGCATATCCATTTACAGTAGAAGAACTCGTTTTAGTTACTATCCATCTATCAGCAACAGTAGTCTTTATCCAAGCAGAAACTGTTAGTCCTGCTGTTGGAAGTAAATTGGAGTCTGAAGTAAAATCAATAAAGTCATCAGTACCATCAAAAACAATAGATCCACCATTAGAACTACTAAAAGTCGGTCCAGTTGTAAGAGTTCCATTATTACCTCTACCACTCAAATCAGTCCAGGTGGTTCCAGAACCTGGATATGAGTTTCTATCTGCCGCATCAAGTGCTAATACTAAACCATTCGTAACTATCGGTGGTCCGTGAGAAAGTGCCATTTTTAGATACCAAACCTACTACGAGTTGCGTTGAAGTTTTGTTGGATTTCTGATGCTGTGAGTGCTCTGTTGTATACAGAGACTTGTGATATGTTTCCGGGAAAGTAGTATGTATTAATTCCACCTACTGGTCTGAATCCTATCTGAAATGCAGCATTAGATTCAAATGAACCAGTTATAGAAGTTGTATTAGATCCAATATTAATACTATCCGCATAAGCATTTATTCTATTTGAACCATTCCAAGTAAGTGTAAAATTATGCCAAGCACCATTATTATATCCAGAACCAAACTGAACACTATCAATTGCCCCTGTTGCTGCCATATAAACTTCAAATCTTCCTCCATCAATTCTTAAACTTATGTCTATATTAACATTACCATTATAGTTGTCAAACAAATAATATTCAAGAGTTCCAGTTGTTTTAAACCAAACACTAATAGTAAAAGAAGTAGATGCTGAATTGATACCTAACGAAGTTGCTGTAACAGTATTCACATAATCATTCGTCCCATCAAAAACAATAGACCCACCATTAGAACTACTATAAGTCGGTCCATTCGTTAAAGTTCCATTATTTCCACGACCAGTCAAATCAGTCCAAGTGGTTCCAGAACCAGGATATGAGTTTCTATCTGCTGCGTCTAGAGCAAGAACTAATCCTGAAGTAACTATTGAGGGACCATAACCAATCGTCATATCAAATCTCCACTTCTAGGTCAGCAACGTCTTTTCTGATTGCGGTGAAGTCCCAATAGAACTCATAAGTTCCTCTGGTTCTCTTCGTTTGAATAGTGAAGTTGTTGTTTGCAACATCAATCTCTTCTACCCAAAGAACTTCTCCGTGCTTGATATTTGTGATATGAATATTCACTCCATCTTCCTTGACGAAAGCAGAGATATAATCAGGAAGTTTCACAACGCACTTACCATTCTCAATCGTTCCTTTTCCAGTCAGGCGAATACCGTGATAAGGGCTTTCAAGAGAACCGTACTGGAGCGTTTTACCTGGTTTTGTTGGGTGAGGAACGACGAAGGACTTGGTTGTGGCACCGAAGGAACCAACAACGTGTAGTTTGTAGGATGGGTTTGTGGTTCCAATACCAACAGAACCAGAAACATAAGCACCCAAAGCAGTAGTAGCAGAACCAACTTGAAGTGCTTGTGATGAGGTTCCAGTAGAACTTGTTCTTCCAATAAAAAGTGCTGCTGCAGTGTGGTCCCATCTATATCTTTCTGCACCCAGAGTTTGGAATATAATTGGTGAATTATCATTATGATTTAATACAAATCCACTACCACTTGATGATAATTGGGTTCTTCCACCAACATTCGTTGAATTACCTGATTCAGAAATTCCAACAGTACCAAGAACAGAAAGTTTACTAGTTCCTGGATTTGTGGTTCCTATTCCCAAATTGCCAGAATTATTAAATCTTGCTGCTTCAACTCCAGATGGAAGAAATGCTAAAAATCCAAGTCCAGTATTATTATCTCTTCCTACTATTCTACTAACAAGATTTGTACCAAATCCAATATGTGCAGAAGTATTTACTGTAGCAGATGTACCATTGTCTAATAAAATACTACCACCAGAAACTTGTAGTTTATTTGCTGGATTTGTGGTTCCTACACCAACATTACCAGTTGAAGGATTAAAGGTCAGTTTGGTGCTGGAAACTCCAACATTTGTGGAAACTCCAGAAGTTACATCTTCAAATACAATATAACGAAGAGCATTTGTAGAAACATCATTAACAACAGTTACTCCACCATTATTATTTCCTTGAACACCCTGTAATCCCTGAAGACCTTGAGCACCCTGAAGACCTTGGGTTCCTTGAGTACTTTGAGTACCCTGAAGACCTTGAGTACCTTGAAGACCTTGGGTACCTTGGAGACCCTGAGTTCCCTGAAGACCTTGTGTACCTTGTGTCCCCTGAGTACCCTGTAATCCTTGAGTACCTTGGAGACCTTGAGTACCCTGTAATCCTTGAGTTCCCTGTAGACCTTGAGTACCCTGTAATCCTTGGGTTCCTTGGAGTCCTTGTGTACCCTGAAGACCCTGAGTACCTTGTGTTCCCTGTGTACCCTGAAGACCTTGAGTACCCTGGAGTCCTTGGGTTCCTTGAAGACCTTGGGTTCCTTGAAGACCTTGGGTTCCTTGAAGACCTTGGGTTCCTTGAAGACCTTGAGTTCCTTGAGTACCTTGAGTACCCTGAAGACCTTGGGTTCCTTGAGTGCCTTGAGTACCCTGGAGACCTTGAGTTCCCTGAGTACCTTGAGTACCTTGAGTACCTTGAGTTCCTTGAAGACCTTGGCGACCCTGAATACCCTGTGTTCCCTGGAGACCTTGTAGGGCGGCATTCTGTATTGTTGCTTTCTTTAACTGACCATCACTTACATCATAAAGCAATAAGTAATCTCCAGACTGAACTTCTGGTGCAGTAAGTTCTACTCTGTCTGAAATAATTTGAGGAGCAACTTTTCTAAGTGAAGAATCAGTAACTCCAGAACCGAGTGTTGTTGCGTTGAGAACTGATGTTCCATTAATCTCATAAGACTTACCAGATGCAAGATTCCAATCTTCACTTGAAGTTAATGCTTGTGCAGTATGATTCCAAAGGATTGTCTTGACTATATTTGCAGAACCAATACCAATACCACCACCATCAAGAAGTAGACTTGTTCCTATAGTAGTCGCAATACCAACTCTTAGGTCCGCTAGTTCAATTGTGGTGGAGTTTATAATAGTTTGTGTTCCATCTACATATAAATCACCTTTGATTCTTACCACTCCAGTATCATTTCCAATTGCTGCTGGATCAATAATTAATTCTGCAGGTCCAGTAATAGTGTTAGTATTAATTCCAATACCAGTACCACTTACTCCACCAATTTGAACTGTTGAAGTGTTTTTATTGAATGTAAAGTTTGCGGAGGCACCAGAAACTCCATTATCATTAAAGATTACTTGAGTATTAGAACCTGCTACTGGACCAGTGATTCCTTGAGTTCCTTGAGTTCCCTGAAGACCTTGAGTTCCCTGAGTACCTTGAGTGCCTTGAGTTCCTTGAGTACCTTGAGTACCCTGTAGACCTTGAGTGCCTTGAGTACCCTGTAGACCTTGGCGTCCTTGAATACCCTGAGTACCCTGAAGACCTTGAGTTCCCTGAGTACCTTGAGTTCCTTGTAATCCTTGAGTACCTTGTGTACCTTGTGTACCTTGTGTACCTTGTGTGCCCTGAGTACCTTGAGTACCCTGTAGACCCTGAGTACCCTGTAGACCTTGAGTTCCTTGAGTTCCCTGAAGACCTTGAGTTCCTTGAGTTCCTTGAGTTCCCTGAAGACCTTGAGTTCCCTGAGTACCTTGAGTGCCTTGAGTACCCTGTAGACCTTGGCGTCCTTGAATACCCTGAGTACCCTGAAGACCTTGAGCTCCCTGAGTACCTTGAGTTCCTTGTAATCCTTGAGTACCTTGTGTACCTTGTGTGCCCTGAGTACCCTGAAGACCTTGAATTCCAGCAGCAAAAGGCGTAGTCCAAGAAACTCCAGCACCAGTAGAAACTAAAATAGAACCAGCAGCACCTACATTATTATAAATGTCCTTTAATGTAGAATTTAATTCAATAGGACTCTCAAAAACAAAGTTTCCAGAACCATCAATTTGAGCTCTTACTGCCGCATTACTAACATCAACAAAACGAAGATTTGGTGTTGAAGTATTACCATAAACATCAATATACCAAGCAGTTGCATTATCAGTTGCTCTACCAAAACTTAACTGACCACCTTCATTAGATGTATCAACTCTACCTGCCTTGATTTCTCCACCAACAACATCAAGTTTAATTCCTGCTCCTGGACTTACTGTTCCAATACCAACACTCTGATTTACTGCATCATATACAAAGTTAGTAGCACCCGCAGATACATTATTGTTGTTAAAAATAACTTGTTTGTCAGTACCAGCAACTGGTCCCGTTAAACCTTGAGTTCCTTGAGTACCCTGAAGACCTTGAGTACCTTGAGTACCCTGAGTACCTTGTGTTCCCTGAAGACCTTGAGTACCTTGAGTTCCCTGAGTACCCTGAAGACCTTGTCTTCCCTGAGTTCCCTGAAGTCCCTGAGTTCCTTGTAAACCTTGGGTTCCCTGAAGTCCCTGAGTACCTTGTAGACCTTGTGTACCTTGGAGTCCCTGAGTTCCTTGTAATCCTTGAGTACCTTGGAGTCCCTGAGTTCCTTGTAAACCTTGGGTTCCTTGAGTACCCTGAGTACCTTGAAGACCTTGAGTACCCTGTAATCCTTGAGTACCTTGGGTTCCTTGAGTACCCTGTAATCCTTGAGTACCTTGGTTTCCTTGAGTACCCTGAAGTCCTTGAGTTCCTTGTGCTCCTTGAGTACCCTGAAGACCCTGAGTTCCTTGTGCTCCTTGAGTACCCTGAAGACCCTGAGTACCTTGTGTACCCTGAGTACCTTGGAGTCCTTGAGTACCTTGTGTACCTTGGGTTCCCTGAAGACCTTGAGTACCTTGTCTTCCCTGAGTACCCTGAAGACCCTGAGTTCCTTGTAATCCTTGAGTACCTTGGAGTCCCTGAAGAGCGGCATTCTGTATCGTTGCCTTTCCTACAACAGTTCCACTTACATCATAAAGTGCAATAAAGTCACCACTTTGAGGGTCTGTAACGGTAGGTAATCCATTAATATCAAGATTACTAGCAGTTCCATTAAATCTGGTTGCGGTAATTTGACTATCGGTAATATGAACTCCACCGACTGCCAAACGAACTCCATTTGGTACTTGAGTGCTTCCAATACCAACACCATAGTTGAATAACCATGCATCAGTAGTACCGGCACCCAAAGTACCACCCTTAATCCACATAATTTGCTTATATGTGGAAGCAATACTATCAATACCAACGACACTAATATCAACTAGTGGAGTACCTTCGGTAGAAGCAATAGCAATACCACCGTGATTTGCCGTAGTGTCTGTAGAAACATCCTGATTGAGGGCATTTGTTGTAAATCCTAATATAATATCTTTATCTCTAACAACTAGTTCATTAACAGAAATAAATGCCGTAGTACCACCGACAGTTATGTTTCCACTAACATTTAAATTTGAATTAATATTGGTAGTACCATTAACAGTAAGACCAGTAAATGTAGGAGTATCAGTTAGGGCGATTGTTGCGCCTACTCCGGTTGCGGTTGCGGTTAGATTTCCACTTACAAAGTTAATGGAATTAACACTATCCGGAGTTCCTACAACAGAACCTTCTTCACGAATTGTAATACCAGTAATTGCGCCAGCGGCAGCGGCAGGAACCCAAGTAGGTGCGGCACCAACTCCATTTGATTGAAGAACATACCCAGATGTGCCATTTGCCAAGAATACAGTATTATCAGGTGAAGACTGATAAGGTATATTACCAGTAGCACCGCCTTTTAGATTTGTGGCGATACCGGCATTAGAAACATAATCGGCAATTGTGATAGTTGCGCCAGCACCAGATGCTGTTGCAGTTACATTTGGTCCTACAAAATTAACAGAATTAACACTATCTGTAGTTCCTACAACAGAACCTTCCTCACGAATTGTAATACCAGTAATTGCGCCAGCAGCGGCGGCAGCAACCCAATCTACTCCAGAACCAGTTGATGCGAGAACTTGCCCTGGTGCTCCAGGTTCATTATCCTTATCAAAGAGAGAACCACGAAGTCTAATACCACCATTTACATCTAAGTTTGTTGTTGGAACTGTGGTTCCAATACCAACTCTTTGATTTACAGCATCATATACAAAGTTAGTAGCTCCGGCAGAAACATTATTATTGTTAAAAATAACTTGAGAGTTAGAACCTGCTATTGGTCCCGTTAAACCTTGAGTTCCCTGAAGACCTTGAGTACCTTGAGTACCTTGGGTTCCTTGTAATCCTTGAGTTCCCTGAGTACCTTGGGTTCCTTGGAGACCTTGAGTACCCTGAAGACCTTGAGTACCTTGTGCTCCTTGAGTACCCTGAAGACCTTGAGTACCTTGTAGACCTTGAGTACCCTGAGTGCCTTGGGTTCCTTGTAATCCTTGAGTACCCTGTAATCCTTGAGTACCCTGAAGACCTTGAGTACCCTGAAGACCTTGAGTACCCTGAAGACCTTGAGTACCCTGAGTACCTTGGGTTCCTTGTAATCCTTGAGTACCCTGAGTACCTTGTGCTCCTTGAGTACCCTGAAGACCTTGAGTACCCTGAGTGCCTTGGGTTCCTTGTAATCCTTGAGTACCCTGTAATCCTTGAGTACCCTGAAGACCTTGAGTACCCTGAAGACCTTGAGTACCCTGAAGACCTTGAGTACCTTGTGCTCCTTGAGTACCCTGAAGACCTTGAGTACCCTGAAGACCTTGAGTACCCTGAAGACCTTGAGTACCCTGAAGACCTTGAGTACCCTGAGTACCTTGGGTTCCTTGTAATCCTTGAGTACCTTGTGCTCCTTGAGTACCCTGAAGACCTTGAGTACCTTGTGCTCCTTGAGTACCCTGAAGACCTTGAGTACCTTGTGCTCCTTGAGTACCCTGAAGACCTTGAGTACCCTGAGTGCCTTGGGTTCCTTGGAGACCTTGAGTACCCTGAGTGCCTTGGGTTCCCTGAAGACCTTGGGTTCCTTGAAGACCTTGAGTACCCTGAAGTCCTTGAGTACCTTGAACACCCTGAAGGGCGGCATTTTGAATTGTGGACTTCTTCAGAGTTCCATCAAGATTATCATAATAAAGAATATAATCATCGGCAGTTGCTGATACTTCAGGTCTATCGGAAATTAAACCTGGTGATACACTTCTAATACTTGATATTGTAACTCCTGTTCCTAGAGTAGTTGAAGAAAGTACTTCAACTTCATTAATTTTATAAACTTTATTATTTTCTAAATCAAAGTTTTCACTTGATTTTAATGAATCACTTGAGAAATCATAGGTTAAAGTCTTACGAATATTAGTAGACCCAATACCGATTCCGGCACCATCAAGAAGTAAATTGGTTCCTACTGTTGTTGCTATGCCTATTTGAGCATCAGCAATCTCTACAATGGTAGAATTAATTGTGGTTGTGGTTCCGTCTACATATAAGTCACCTTTAATTCTTACGACACCAGTATCAACACCTACACCAGCAGGGTCAATAATCAGTTCGGAAGGACCAGTAATTGTATTGGTGTTAATGCCAATTCCAGTACCAGAAACTCCTCCAATTTGAACGGTTGAGGTATTTTTATTGAACGTAAAGTTAGAAGAAGCTCCAGAAACTCCTGCATCATTAAAAATTACCTCAGTATCAGAACCGGCAATAGGACCAATCAGACCCTGAAGACCTTGAGTTCCTTGAGTTCCTTGAGTACCCTGAAGACCCTGAGTTCCTTGAGTACCCTGAAGACCTTGAGTACCTTGTGTACCCTGTAGACCTTGAGTACCCTGCTCACCTTGAATTCCTTGAGTTCCTTGAGTTCCTTGAGTACCCTGAAGACCCTGAGTTCCTTGAGTACCCTGAAGACCTTGAGTACCTTGTGTACCCTGTAGACCTTGAGTACCCTGCTCACCTTGAATTCCTTGAGTACCTTGAATACCTTGCTGTCCTTGAATACCTTGAGTACCCTGAAGACCCTGTGTACCTTGAGTACCCTGAAGACCTTGAGTACCTTGAGTACCTTGCGTACCCTGAAGACCCTGAGTTCCCTGCTCACCTTGAATTCCTTGAGTTCCTTGCGTACCCTGAAGACCCTGAAGACCCTGAGTTCCTTGAGTACCCTGAAGACCTTGGGTTCCTTGAGTACCCTGAAGACCCTGAGTTCCCTGCTCACCTTGAATTCCTTGAGTTCCTTGCGTACCCTGTAGACCCTGAGTACCCTGCTCACCTTGGATTCCTTGAGTACCTTGCGTACCCTGAAGACCTTGAGTTCCCTGAGTTCCCTGCTCACCTTGAATTCCTTGAGTTCCTTGCGTACCCTGAAGACCCTGAGTTCCTTGCGTACCCTGAAGACCCTGTGTACCTTGAGTACCCTGAAGACCTTGAGTACCTTGTGTACCCTGAAGACCCTGAAGACCCTGTGTACCTTGAGTACCCTGAAGACCTTGAGTTCCCTGCTCACCTTGAATTCCCTGAGTTCCTTGAGTACCCTGAAGACCCTGTGTACCTTGAGTACCCTGAAGACCTTGAGTACCTTGTGTACCCTGAAGACCTTGAGTTCCCTGCTCACCTTGAATTCCCTGAGTTCCTTGAGTACCCTGAAGACCTTGAGTTCCTTGAGTACCCTGAAGACCTTGGGTTCCCTGAGTACCCTGAAGACCTTGAGTTCCCTGAGTACCCTGAAGACCTTGAGTTCCCTGCTCACCTTGAATTCCCTGAGTTCCTTGAGTACCCTGAAGACCTTGAGTTCCCTGAGTACCCTGAAGACCCTGAGTGCCCTGAGTTCCCTGAAGACCCTGAGTGCCCTGAGTTCCCTGAAGACCCTGAGTTCCTTGAGTACCCTGAAGACCCTGAATACCTTGTCTACCCTGAAGAGCGGCATCCTGAATTGTTGATTTATAAATTTGATCAGTTGTGTTATCATAGATCAAAATCAAATCATCAGAAGTTACACTACTTGTAGATATTTGACCCTTAATTGCCTGTTTTGTAACAATACCATCAAAGTATGGAGAAGTTACTGTGGTATCAGTAACCTGCATACCACCAGCGGAAAGTCTTACTCCATTAGGTACTTGAGTAGAACCAATACCAACACCATAGTTGAATAACCAAGCATCGGTGGTTCCTGCTCCCAAAGTACCACCCTTAATCCACATAATTTGTTTGTATGTGGATGGAATACTATCAATACCAACGATACTAATGTCAATTAATGGACTTCCTTCCGTAGAAGCAATTGCAATACCACCATGATTTGCGGTTATATCGGTAGAAATATCATTATCAAAAGCATCGGTGGTAATACCAAGTATAATATCTTTATCATTAACTTTAAGTTCATTAACAGCAAGGAATGCCGTAGTACCACCAACGGTAATGTTCCCACCAACATATAAGTTAGAACCATCAAAGGTTAGGTTATTGGAACCGACAGGATTATTGGAACCATCTTTATAGATAACTTGGCCTGATGAACCCGCTACTGGACCTTCAATTCCTTGAGTTCCTTGTAATCCTTGAGTACCTTGAGTACCCTGAAGACCTTGGGTTCCTTGAGTTCCTTGAAGACCCTGAGTACCTTGAGTACCCTGAAGACCTTGGGTTCCTTGAGTTCCCTGAAGACCTTGAGTTCCTTGAGTACCCTGAAGACCTTGAGTTCCTTGAGTACCCTGAAGACCTTGAGTTCCCTGCTCACCTTGAATTCCCTGAGTTCCTTGAGTACCCTGAAGACCTTGAGTTCCTTGAGTACCCTGAAGACCTTGAGTACCCTGCTCACCTTGGATTCCCTGAGTTCCTTGAGTACCCTGAAGACCTTGAGTACCCTGCTCACCTTGGATTCCCTGAGTTCCTTGAGTACCCTGAAGACCTTGAGTACCTTGTGTACCCTGTAGACCTTGGGTTCCTTGAGTACCCTGAAGACCTTGAGTACCCTGCTCACCTTGGATTCCCTGAGTTCCTTGAGTACCCTGAAGACCTTGAGTACCTTGAAGACCGGCAGCAAAAGGAGAAACCCAACTAACTCCAGCACCAGTAGAAATTAAAATAGAACCAGCAATACCTACATTACCATATACGTCTACTACCGAAGATCCTAATCCAACAGGTCCACTGAAAGTAGATATACCAGAAACATAAAGATTGGTTAAAGAACCACCAGTACCAACTAATTCACCATTAACATAAAAGTTAGAGGAAGTTACAACACCAGTAAAATATCCATCACCAGTTACCCAGAGTTTTGATGTAGGATTAACAGACCCTACACCAATATTTCCCGATACAGTTAGATTATCATCAATATTAGTTCTTCCGCTGTCAGAATTTAATTCTAAATTTCCAGAAGTACTATAAATTAAATTCGCAGCACCTACACCAATTTCAATATCATGAGCATCTACACCAGCATTAAATGTACCCTTTCCAAGAAAATTAGCATCTTTCCAACGATTTGCTCCAGAACCAATTTGAGGAGCTCTACCAATATCATAAACACCATCGCTAGATGGATATAAATTTGAAGAGATTCTTCCAGGAATATTAATTAAATTAGAACTATTAGCACCAAGATTTGTATTGCCACGAACGTCTAAGTCATACTGGGCATCAAAGACTGTAGAACCAATACCTACACGTCCAATTACTTCTACTACCTGAGTTCCTTCACTATAAGAAGATAAACCTACTTGGAGTTTCCTTTGTCTGCCGCTGACGTACTTATCCATTTGTTAGTTAAGAGTTTCTAGAATGCTTGCTATGAACTTAATATCAGTATTATTACTTGCGGAAAATCTAAGGACATCACTTGATTCCAGAACTAACTTTCCTGCTAACAAATTTGCCGTATCATTTCCAGAGATAGGATAAGATAAAATAATTTCAGTTGTAACCGCAATTCCTGTTCTTTTATTGGTTCTTTGATGTGCGAATGAAACTGTTTGTGTTTGTGCTCCAATATTCGTTGCCTGTGCTAGAAGTACAACTCCAGTATATCCAACTGGAGCAGTATAAATGCCGACATTATTAGTATTACCAACAGTAGTAATCGTCTTGAATACATTAAGTGCTAATGCCATTATTTAATCTCCTCCTAGTGCTAGAATAAATGGTGTAATGGTAGAAAATAAACTCTTAGAATAAAATGTACCAGATATAGTACCCGTCTGCTGATCAATTACAACGCCATCACCAATTCTAAAGTTTCCTGATTGGTCCGTACTCGTGAATACAACCAATCCACCATTACGAACATCGGTCTCATTCTCTTGAATTGGAACCCCACCTAATGAGGGAAGAGCAGTGTCAATATTTGTACCAGAACCAATATATTCCAAAGAATGCCCTGATGCCAAAATACGACTCTGTTTAAAAAATGGAACCTGTGTTCCAATTCCAACCTCATAAGGAACATTATCATTTACCGTAATAGTACAAATACCGGCAGAAATTGGAGTAGAACTTAATATTGAATAATAAGTTGGAACCATTAAAGGAACCGCTACTGCTGTATTTATTCCAACTTCAGGACCGGTTAATGTGACTGTTGGTGTATAAGTATATCCTCTACCCGTAGAAACCATATCAATTGCAACAACAGTACCATCTTTAACTTCCGCAACTGCCTGTGCAACAACTCCAAAATCAGTTTCTGGATCAGATATAGTAATTTCCGGAGAAAGAGAATATCCAGATCCACCATTAGTTATTAATATCTTTCCTACTGTATAGTAAAGTTTGTTAAAATATACGACCTGACCATCAAAGGGTCTTATGACATTAATTTTTGCCGTGCCGCTACCTACATAAGTATGAGGTAATGTAGAAACTCCAACATTACAAGTAAACACCGTACTTGCCATAGACACTTGTGGAAGTGAAAGGATATTCCCGGCACCAATACTAGTCGTAATAATTCCGACAAGATTATCAATAAAAGACCGAACATCGGCACAAGAAGCAGGACTCGTATTACTTCCGGTGAGTGGATCCGCAACAACATTCAAGTCTTTAACTGTTAGATTATTAGTAATTGCCAGTTTCATTAGTTCTCTGGCAGAAGTAAATCCAACTATTGTTTGTATCTCTTCTCCAACAAGACCATTATTTAAGGGAAGACCATTTTCTCCAAAATAAGCTTTTGTTGCTTCAATAGAGTTTTCACTTGTAAAATCTCTTACATCTAGTGATACGGCATCTACAATATATCCAATATCTCTCTTACACTTATCTGGACTTGGATTTACAAAAGATGGGAATTGTGTGGTTATTTGATTATAAGAACTATCAATAATTTCTTGTCTATTTGCCCGAATTAAATTATACGAATCAACATATCTTCCCGGAGCAACAGTTTTTGTTTCAAATATATATCCCTTTTTTCCGCTTGGGTATGTAACAATTCCGGGACCAGAAGGGCAACTAAATTCAAGTCCAGAAAGAGAAATACCCATACCAACCGAGAACTTATGAGCACTATCAGTATAGGCAGTTAAAAGTCCCGTCGTATTATCATAAAGAGCATTTACTATATTTAAAGTTGGTACATTTAAATCAAGAACAAAAGTATCAGCATTTTCTGCTGCAGCACTTGTGACTATTCCCGTATATTTTTTTGCTCCAACACCATCAGCAACAAGAGCATAGTTTCCAAAAGATGAGTTTGAGTTTGTAAGATCACAAGCACCACCAGATCCACAATAAACCGCTATGTCATTACAAATTGTAAAGAGAGAAACTAACTGAGCATACCCCCCATTTGTGATTGAAACTCCAATTCCACCCTGATTATATTGAGTGAAGGAATCCGTAACCATACTCCTAGTTGGACCTATGGCATCATTACCATCAATTTTCATTCCAATACTATTTGGAATGAAATTAGTACAGTTACGAATATATGCCGACTGACTTGAAAATCCAATCGTATTTGGATTAAAAGCAAAAACTGCCTTACCAGGATTCAAAGATCCTGTATAAGACATTTCCGTTACATAATTTCCTTCTGTAACGTGAAATAAATCTTGATTTGAATTTTGTGGAGATATTGATACTTCTCTTAAACTATCTCCAACAATTGAGACCTGTTTTGACAAAACTAAAGGATTATTTTCTATATAAGATCCAGAAGCAACTCTAATAACGGATCCTTCTGTTGCGATTGAGAGGGCTGCTCCAACAGTTGCTTTTGCGTCTCCGAGTTTTTTTCCTGTGTTCGTATCGTTTCCGTCTTTTGTGACATATAAAATATTAGTAACTGTTGCACCCGCACCGAGTCTAACAACTTCCGTAGAAATTCCAGTCTGCGAAAATCTATCTCTTAAAGTATAGACTTCTGCATCAAACGTATTTAAAGCTAATTCACCTGTTCTTAAATCAGAAACCGCAGGTCTTTTGCCGGGTACAGCAGACCTTTTAATACGAATCGGAGTTGCCATTTATTACATTCGGTATTTACCAAAAAAGCAATATATATTGCCTTGATTTATTTATTCAAGAAATATTATTACGTCTTGGGCGATAAGAATATAGATTTGTTGGTGCCTCTGGTTTCATCCATTCTTGTATTTTATCAAATCTCTCTTCACTATAAAAATCTTGCTGGACATACCATAGTTTCCAGTGCTCGTGCCCCTTGGATTGATTGCAGGAATGACAACAGGAAATTACATTCGTCTTTACATCAAGTCCACCCTTACATTGCGGAATGATGTGGTCCAGCGTGATATTCTCTTCCGAATCACAATAGGCACACTTGTGTTCCCATTGCTCTTTTATATTTTTCCTCCACATTCGTTTTGCTTCTGCTTTACTGGTCGTTTCTAGATTAAACAGATAGTCCTTAAACGAGTGTAGAGGAACCATAAGTATTTGCAACTTATGATTATTTATTCTTTGTTCTTATAACTTCTACGAGTTCTTTGAGTGTAATATAAATGTAATGAAACTCATCATAGTAAGTGATGTCAGAGTCTCTCTCAAAAAAGTTAAGTAGATTCATACAACAAAAGGTTCTTGTTGTCTTTCTGGTAGTTTGATTTGTGGCAATGGTTCTCCAGGTCCATTGGCACCAGTTGCAGTTGGAATATCATAAGAACTACCAACACCACCTTGAACTATCTCATTTGTTGGAAGTGCTTTAGGCATTTCTACATCAATTACTTGACCCATCAGAAACTTATTCCTTGTGATTTGTCGATTATGTGGGTCAAAATCAAACATCAACATTGCATCTGACCACTCGGCACAATCTACAATTTTTCTTCCAGTTCTTTTATCAATCACTGAAAAATATTCTTCACTATTATACTTTTTCATTATTTGGTTGCGAAGGTACTACAGGATTGCGATTTACATTCTTAATCACAATAAAAGCATCGTTTTGATATGTGACAGTACCATAAGGTTTTGCCCATTTTGGATTTGCATCGGGATTTGTTTCAGTGCCAGTTGCGGCAACACCACCGACTTGTACTACAATCTCATCCGTTGGTTCCCATCCAAGATTTTGAATGGCAACGGCAAGTTGTCCGAGCATTTCGGAACTCACAGGTTCTCCTCCTGTTCGGTAAGAATGACACAATCAGACTTGGGATATGCCACACAAAGAAGTGCCCATCCATCTGCCATTTGGTCATCATCAAGGAAAGATTGGTCTTCATTATCAATCTCACCAGAGACAACCTTACCGGCACAGGCAGAGCAGGCACCTGCCTTACAAGAGAAAGGAAGATCAATTCCTGCCTCATCTGCTGCTTCTAGAATATATTGGTCTGCGGGACATTGAATAGTTTGTTCGGTTCCATCGGCGGAACGAAGAGTAACATTAAAAGTCATAAAAGTTGTAGTGACTATGAGTAATTATACCACTTTTTTATCTGTGGTGGAAGTGTTTGTTGGAAAATCCTTACGGTCTTGTACAGGTCTGTAAAGTCCAGGCCAAGTATCTTGAATAATCTCTGCGAGTTTATATGGAGTTGTTGAGGATATCATCAGTACTTTTCCAAACAATATACACCGTTCTTTTCTAAGATGGCAGAACAAGTATCCACAAAATCTCCACAACACATATAAGTGATTTTGCCAAAATTGCGAATATTTGCCGAATGTATGTGTCCGCAGATTACACCAGAATATTTCTTATCTCTTTGAGCACAATAAGAAGCAATATCAGTCTCATATTGATTGATATAGTTCTTACCACGCACACTATTCTTCAAAGCATAAACCAAAGAGAAACGGAAGAACCTCTCAAAAAATAAACTGAGTGGTGTAATGAATTCATATCCTTTATTAAAGATGAGTTGTTTCCAAGACCCAGAAGAATACTCAGAATACTTATCTCCGTGAATACAAAGAAACTTATTTCCCTTTGAATCCTTGTGCGTATATTCATCAACCATCTTAAAGTTCTTGTGTTCAAAATCAGTATAACGACGAATCATTCCTTCGTGATTTCCAAGAATATAAACAATCTCGGTTCCTTTCTTTGCGAGATTGAGAATCTGATGAACACATTCGGTGTGCTCTTTTTTCCAACGAGTATTATATTTTTCCATACAGTAGATGTCTATAATATCACCTACCAGAACTAACTTTTTGGTTTTGAGTTCTTTCAGAAACTTGAGAAACTTTTCAGTATTACATCGCGGAGTTCCCAAGTGAACATCAGATATGAAGACTGTATCGTAAGTCATATTCAGAATCTTTTTGGAGTGTATTCAATTCCTTCAAGAAGTGTATCTAACATCGCACCATATTCTTTGAATCTTTTGTCTCCTGCGATAAAGCATCTTTGACGCATCCAAAGAGCATCCGCAAGAAGTTTAATTTGCTCTTCGGAAAGTGATAGGTCTTTCATTAGTAAGAAGTAACTGTTGTATGTATTATAGCAGAGACATTATGAAAAGGAACAATCCAAATAACTGGAAGAGCAGGAGGATGAGGAGCATTTTATTGGTGCTTTTGTAAGTATGCAACCAAATCTTTAAGGTAGTCAGATGCTTTATCCCAATCCCCATTAAACCTATCATTAAGTTCTTGATAAATTTTTTCTGCGTTTTCAGGTGCTAGATTGGTTGCCTCAATAAATCCTTCTTTAGTAATCATAATGTTTTAATGTTTTTTCTGTAAGGTTAATGATTTCAGTTATGGGTAATTCTACCACATAACACTCCGTATATCCACTGTCCGTGGTCTCAAAATCAATTTTATAATCTTGGTATTTTTGATGGATGAACTTTTCAAGATGATGAACTTGATAATGAATTCCTTTCCATATTTTAATTACACTATGTAATTTATTTTTGGTGTGATTTGCTAATTTATTGAAACTTCTACCAACCTTATAAACCAGTTTACCTTCAAGATAAACAATAACCAAATACAAATAATCAGTATCAAAATATCTTTCTTTCCAAGGGTTTTGACAATTATTGCCCTTTATTTTTTCTCCATATTTTTTGACTCTTTCATCAGTTTCTTTGGTTAATCCTTTATTCCAAACTTTTTGACCTGTTTTCTTTCCTTTATTCCAAGGTTCTTTACCTATTTGCCATTCAGAAAAGTTTCTTGTTATGCCAATTGTTTTAAGATACTTATATACAGAAACTCTTGGTATGTTTAGTTGTCTTCCAATCTCGTGGGAGGATAAACCAGACAAATACATTTGCTTCCAAATCTCCCTATCCTTATCAGTATATCTTACATTCATTTGTGGTCTGCTCACGGATATTATTATTTATAAAAAAAGAGACCTTTACAGGTCTCTTCATTATATCACAATTTAGTGATTATATCAACCTATAGAAGGAGCAGTTAGAGCAACCGAAGTTGTTTCTGCTGCCGCCAAATCTAAAGGAAAATTATGTGCATTTCTCTCGTGCATAACTTCCATACCCAACCCAGCTTTGTTCAATATGTCCGCCCAAGTAGGAATTACTCGGTTTTGACTATCCAGAATACTCTGGTTGAAATTTAGTCCGTTGAGGTTGAATGCCATAGTGCTTACGCCTAGAGCAGTAAACCAGATGCCCACAACGGGCCAAGCGGCGAGGAAGAAGTGAAGTGAACGAGAATTATTGAACGAAGCATATTGGAAAATGAGTCGTCCAAAGTAACCGTGAGCCAATTGTCCAAAAGTTTCCTTAAGGGTTGGACTATATCTTCACCTATTAAAGGTGCTGGGCGCTCTTGCCTGTTATTAAGGGAACTGTATCCCTCAGGTAGTCTCTGAACCTTTCCTAGATGTATCTAGGACTTGGATGCTGATTGCCATATCCATAAAGGACTTAGGTTTCCAGCAGTTCACCCAGTTTAACGTGACCCGCTCTGTCAAGCCACGATGTTATAGGTCTCTTCTTCTTGACCGAACTTATAACCATAATTCTGCGATTCAGTTTCAGTAGTTTCACGAACCAGTGAAGAAGTCACCAGTGAACCGTGCATCGCAGAGAACAGTGAACCACCGAAGACACCAGCAACACCAAGCATATGGAAGGGGTGCATCAGGATATTGTGTTCTGCCTGGAAGACAAGCATGTAGTTGAAGGTTCCAGAGATACCCAGAGGCATTGCATCAGAGAAAGAACCTTGACCGAAAGGATAGACCAGGAATACAGCAGAAGCAGCAGCAACAGGTGCTGAATAAGCAACACAGATCCAAGGACGCATACCTAGACGGTAAGAGAGTTCCCATTCACGTCCCATATAAGCATAGATGCCGATGAGGAAGTGGAATACAACGAGTTGGAAAGGTCCACCGTTATAAAGCCATTCATCAAGTGAAGCAGCTTCCCAGATAGGATAGAAGTGAAGTCCGATAGCATTAGAAGAAGGAACAACGGCACCAGAGATGATGTTGTTTCCGTACATTAGAGAACCAGCAACGGGTTCACGAATGCCGTCAATGTCCACAGGAGGAGCACCGACGAAAGCGATAATGAAGCAAGTCGTAGCAGCAAGTAGGCAAGGAATCATAAGGACTCCGAACCAACCAACATACAGACGATTGTTAGTGGAAGTAACCCACTCACAGAATTGGTTCCAGGTATTTGTGGAACGTTGTTGAGCAATTGTAGCAGTCATTTGTTTTAAAAGGGTAAGTATGATTCAGGGGGACTGAATAGTTACAAGTATTCCCACGACACCCTCCATCGTGGGTATGAGGGATGCTTTACTTCTCTTGATCCCGGTTGGAGAAGACACTGGGTTTCAGAATTGTTACGTTTCTTAACCCGTGTATGTATATATAATAACACTGTTAGGAAATCCTGTCAATAGGTCCAATTACCTAAGTGGCACAGTATAAATAGAACCCTTTGTCAGCGGGCATATTCATTAATCTTATCCAGAACCATATTCAGATATTGATCGGCAAGTGATTTAGGATCAGACGTATATCCGATATGCTCATTTTGAAGTTTCTGCTTTAACTTCAATACCTGATACTTTATCTCATCCTTTGTTAATTGTCCCCTTGGCATAAAAAAAATCCTTCTCTCCGTATTTAGAGAGAAGGATTGATATAATTATTTTTTTAATGTGAGTTTCAATATATTAAGTGCGATTGTGGATATAAAAAATCCACAAAATATTGCGACAATATCAGAACTCACCATACTCCGGGGATAATTTGTCCAGTCAGTGCATAGGCACCAAAGGCAGCGACGATACCGATCATCGCAAACCAACCATTAATACGCTCAACCTTTTCGTTAAACATTTTTTTTCTCCTTAATAAGTTTCAGAAAGTTGATTGATAGAATGCGCCAGAAGCACAAAGAAAGAAATACTTGTTACAGTAAAAATGAGTTCGCCCATCAGATTACACCAAAGAAGAGGTGCCCTGTGAGTGCATAAGAAATAAGTGCTGCAACGAAGCCCAGCATCGCAGTGCGTCCATTCAGTCGCTCTGCCCTTTCTGCGTGAGTCTCAAGTGCATAACGCTCTGCGTCGGACTGAGACACATACATTTCGGGTTCTTTGGCAAACATATTCTGTTGCCCAAATTCATTAGTCGTAACGGTCATTGTAGTTTTATTAAGAACTGTAACATATTATATATGAGGAAAGAGGTCTTGTCAAGCACCCTAGGTCAGAAAACTTTAACTTTGAGGTTGAGAAGGATTAGTAATTCTGCCCAAATAAGGATCATAGTTCATTAAATCATCAATCTTTAAATCAGGTCCTTGATTCTCCCAGAAATTAAGAAGTCCATCATGACTCTGGCGATGAAAGACATCAATATGCTCTGGATGAATAGAAGAACCTAGAGCAATCTTATAAAGGAATAAAGGAATTGAAAAAGTGTTTCCGGAATTATAAATTAAGTCATCGGCAACTGCTCTTGGCTTTACTCCATTATCTAACTTGTACTTATCATCACGAACATGATGCTTAAGAATTTTTTCTGCATGATGACGAGTGATTATATATGCGGCAGTTGAAAAATCATTTACAAATCTTTTATGAAGTTTAACATGTAAATCTCCTGTACAAATAATGGCAAGTTGAATTACATCATAATCATAAGGAACCTTGGAAATAAAATCATTCCAAGTAAAATCCCAACACCTTGCAAGTTGCAAATCCACATCGTCTTCCATAATAACCGCATAAGGACTATCGGAAGTTTCCACCCAATGCTTAAGTGCTTTAAGGTGGGAAGTAGTACATCCAATTTCTCCCGAAGTCATATTATCGGGATAACGACCCTTAATAATATCACTCAAATCATCTTCTCTCCCATCATAGGCAGAAATGCGAGTATAGTTTTCAATATCCCAATACTTAAATTGCTCCTCCATATATTCCTTTCTTTCTGGTTGCCCATCAAGATTTAGATAATATATTGGACTCATATTTTTGAGTTTATATGCTGATTTATTTTTATCCATTTTTTAAATTTTATTATTATAACAAGAATACTTACGAAGATACTTTTGACTTTGATAATAATTTACAAGTTGAGATTTATTTAATTTTTCTAGATAATTCCAAAGTTCCATGTTTTTTTGCAAATATGGATTATTATGATTGGAATTTTGACCTCGGGAATGTTCTAGATGGTAAACATAGTCGTCTATTCTTCCTACATTATACCCCATCTTATCAAATCTAAAGTATCTTTCTTTGTCTTCCGGTGACCAAGACACAAAGTTTTCATTTTCCATACCAGCATCAATGTAGGAATCTTTGTTAAAAAATTGCACATGCCCATATTCTGCTTGATATGGTTTGAACTTTTGTTCTAAAATACTAAAATCAAATTCTTGATTTATAAATTTAGTAACTATTTCATCATCCGCAAATATTTGTTTTTGAAACATACCAAACCCATAGGGATAAACTACATCATAAGACTGATTTAGAATCATTTCACAAGACTTTTGATATGTTTCTGGTCTTAATAATACATCACAATCATAATTTACAATAACTTTAGTATTAGAAATAGAAATCATTTCATTGATGATCTTCATCCTATGAAAAACAGGATCTTCCGATTGTTCAAAAAGATAAATTAATTGTTTAATATCATCACCAACAAATTCTTCAATTTGAGGGAGAGCATAATCTTTAAAAAATTGATTTGAATCTACTTCTTTGACAATAATATTAGTTTTAAAGGTCTTAATAAGAAAGCAAAGAACCGTAATTATGTTTCTAACCCTATCATCAGAGTCAATTCTGATAGGAATCATAAAAGTACAATCAGATAAATCTATTTTTTTCATATTTTAATCCATCCATCCAAATATAAATCCTGTGTTTGATTTTTAGCAGTATTTCCACTTGTACCAAACCAGTGTAAAGGGGCAACTACTTTTTTAGATTTTGCCAACCATGCCCCCCACCAAGAGAAAGAAGAATTGGCAATAATATGATAATGGCACATGCTCATTAGACATAAATCAACAAATCCATTATGAGATTCGGAAATCATAAATCTATCTGATTCAAATAAAGTCTGAGACTGACACCACCCAACATCATCGGAAAAAATCATTACCGGAATATTAGTATTAAATTGCTCTAGTGCCTTTTCATAATATGAAAGATCACATGGCGGATGATTTATAGAATTAGAAACATAATCTGTTCTTCTTACATGTAGAGCAATAATCTCATCAAAATGAAAATTAGATGTGCAAGGTTCTAAAATATATTCTTTAAACTTAAAGTCTTCTCTGATACTATCTTCAATATGCTTAAAGTATTTTTCACTCTGAAAGTATCCATGCAAATTTACATTATCTGGACAATTTCCAACATACTCAGAATCATAATGGAACTGCTTTTCTGTATAAAAATCTGCAGGAAAAAAACCCACATTTTTTAAATTATTAAGTTCAAATACATCAAATAATTTATTATCTTTCCATTTATCGCCATAGTCTGTTTTAGGAATACAGAAATCATATCCTTTTGTTGCAGCAATACCTCTTAACGAAGCATATTGAAACATCTGATTTGCTAAACGTCCATTTTGTCCGAGATAATTAAATCCAATCATTTTATTAGGAATAAAGAACAGTTTTTTTATCGGCAGGAGAGTGAATCATCCTTGCGGAAAAATCAAACTCATTATCGGGATAATTTCCTGGTTTTGCAAATGATGGGTGTAAAATATGAAAATCATCATAGTTTTCAATCCTATATCTATTTAAATGACTTTCATCATGAGCCGCTGCCATTACATTATTTTCCAAATCTTTTTTAATTCTTTCATCAAGTTCATCAATTAATTTAAAAATTTCTGGAATTTTACCACCCCAAATACATCCCTGAAGATATACATCGTCCTTTTCCTCTTCTTCAGTTACACATGATAAGGATCTTTTATTTCTTTCAAAAGGCAAATATTGAAGAAATTTACTCCAGTTGGCACTAAAAGTCGGATGTTGCACTCCGAAAAATGGTTTTTCATCGTTGAAAAAATCTTGATATGTAATTAACTGATCGCAACAATACATATCAGCATCAAAGTATACATACCAATCATAATCCTTTAATTGGCTTTCAATTTTTTTGATTTCTCCAAATCTTCTCAATCCACCAATACTATTATACATCAAATTATACCAATTATCTGAAGAATAATCTGATGTGGTAATTTCAATATTTTCAGATGATGGTATAATTTTAATATTGTCTGGAATGTCATCTCCAAGATCTCCATCTGTAAAAACAAAAAAATCTTTCTGACATTCTGGAACAAAATATTCCATAAGTGTTTCATAATATTTTGGAAAGAACTTGAGATAATTTCCAGTACCTATAAAATTAATAGCAATTTTTTTATTCATGTTGACTATCGGCAATGATTTTTTGAATTGAAGGAATATAATGTTTTTGAAGAATCTCTTTCCAATCAAACTTCTTTGAATATTCTACAATTTCTTTTCTATTATTTACAGAATATTCTCTATTCTCAATAATTTTACTCTCAACATACTCCAAATCAGAGATTTTATTTTCAGGAATGACTGTAATAAATTCTTTACTAATATCTAAATTTGCTCTTCCCCATTCGCAAACAACAACTCCAAGTCCAGCAGAGAGTGCTTCCATACAAACGAGTGGATGTGCTTCACCATCAGAAAGTAAAACAAGATTTCCATATTGAGTTAAGTCCTTATATAGTGTATCTTTATCCCATTCACCTAGATAATTTTTAGAAGTATCAAATCTACCATCGGCAATATTTCCCGCATACCAAAGACTAGAAATAGACTGGAACATAAACTGACGTTTTCTATAATCTATCTTTGCAAGATAAATGGAACGATCCGGATATTCCGGATTATCTACATAATCAAATTTAGATCTATTAACTCCATTTGGTGCCAGAAATAACTTATCTTCGGGGATATTCAACAATACTTTATACATATTCCGAATTCCATCAGATAAACAAAAAGTATTCGGTCTAAGACGAGCAAACTCATTAGCAATATTTACATATCCACCAAAGAGTTCGGGTCTTTCTAAGTAACCATAATGGCTTGTAATTGCCTTTGGTTGTTTGATATGGGGATATAAAGTAATAAATTCATCGTAATGAATGTGAACAAAATCAGATCCAAAAGAATCAATATCCTTTAGAATCTGATTATAATCTTTAGTATTCACAATTTGAACTTGGTGCCCCAGAGATTCCAAAGCAATTTTAGTGTCCCATATAAGAATTTCTACCGCACCCCAAGCAAGAGGTGGAATAGGCATAATTCCAGGACCAATTAAAGATATTTTCATAAATTATTTCCAATGAGTAAAATCTAAACCAATTTCTTTGAAATATTGAATCCAAGTTTCTGCAGTATCATACTGAGATGAACGACTGTACTCATGAAACTCAACGTAAAGTTTTTTAATTTTTTTAAAGGATCCACTCTTTTTCATATCTTCAAGGATGGTATATTCCTCACCCTCAACATCCAATTTTAATATTATATCACATCCATCAACATTTAGATAGTCAATGAAATTTACTAATCTAACCTTTGGTACAATAATTTTTTTATAATAATCCCGCACGTAATCTTCTACATTTGTATATGTAACTCCATCTACATCAAATGGAAAATTAAAGGCACCGTCCTTTATTTCTGGAGATTGAATTCTAGAACTTAATCCAAAATAATCTTTATTTAAGGTATTGGGATCTTTCTCTATATGAAATTCAGTAAATCCAGTTTCATCAGAAACTGCAACATTAAAATAATGAATTCCGTCTGTTTTATCTATAAAATCATAGACAGCAGTATTTGCTTCAAAAGAATAAACTTCTTCAATATCAGAATGAAAACCAAGAATTTCAATTAGTCCTTGTTTTAAATTTGTGCCACAATCAATAAAAATAGTCATTTGTAGTATATGCAATTAAAGTTGTGATTGAATCCAATTTTCTAATTTAACTTCTGGATTCCAACCAAAAATTTTATTAATTTTTTTATTATTTGCAAGAGTAATTCTTGACTCTCCTGGTCTAGATGGTAGATTAATGACATTATTTGAAATCATTCTTGCAATTTGATTAATAGAATGATTTGTTCCTGTGCCGACATTATATACTTGCCCAAATGCTTCTGAATCTGGATTAGAAATAGCAGCCATCACATTTGCCTTCACAACATCACTAACATGAGTAAAGTCTCTCCGCTGATTACCATCACCAACAATAGTCAGGGGTTCTCCTGCTGCTTTCTGACGAAGAAAAATACCAATCACCGGAGCATATTGTCCACGTAAAGGTTGACGCTCACCATAAACATTAAAGTATCTAAAGCAAACAGTGGGAAGACCATAAAGACTGGTATACATTTTACACAGTTTCTCACCATTTACTTTTGAAACGGAATAGGGATTTAAACAGTCATCGGGTTGTGTTTCAATATTTGGCGATTGATTCATTCCATATGCAGAAGAGGTTGAAGAATACATTAATCTCTTCACACCTGCCTCTCTTGAGCACTGAAGGACTGTGCATGTTCCAACAGAGTTAATGCTTACCGCTTCAATTGGATTTAAAATTGCTGGTTGAATTCTTGCTTCTGCAGCAATATGAAACACATAGTCAACTCCATCATAGAGAGGACGTGTGTTTTCATAATCACGAATATCGTACTTGTAATTTTTCGCCTTATCATTCCAGTAAAATTGTTCATGAACATCCGAGTATTCATTATCAATCACGACAACCTCGTGCCCCATTTCAAGAAGACGATCTACAAGGTTTGATCCAATAAATCCCGCTCCACCAGTAACTAAACTTTTCATACCATTTCTTGAAATAAACAAAGATGATTCTTACCATTAACCCTATTAAACTTAGTAAAAAGATTCTCTTTTATTTTACAGAGATATCCAATTGCTATTTGTTCATTATTTACATTTTTATTCTCAATCATATAATTCAAAATATTATCAATTTCATTGCCGATATTTTCAACGGCAGTTTTATTTCCACCAAACATACTTCCACAGATAAAAGAACGATTATCCCAAAAATAACTTTCGGATAATGTTTGAGGATTTACAAGGTCAGGATAACATTCAGTATTATACTGGATTAAGAAGGTATTGTCAATTTGTTCCAGTGCTTGAAGAGCATCTTCACTGGGATAATCATTTTCAAGATTACAATCATATAAAAATCGACTGGCACCTGCATCTAACCAAAAGAAAAATTTAGAGTTAAAAGGATTAATCTCAGATGCTTTTTTCAACCACTTAAATTTAGAATATTGAATGACAGGATACATTGAATAATTACACTCAACTCTATTTGTGTCTGCCATATTTTCTTTATAAAATTCAGAATCGATAACTTCCTGAATTGAATCTTTCAGATGAAAATATGGTATTTGTTCTAGTGGTTCAGTAATAATTTCAGTTGGCAAATCTTGTCTGACTTCTTTGATCGTTTCAACCAGAGACTCTTCTGTGAAGATAATAAAAGGACATTTTATTTGCAGTGTCTTTGAAAACCATTCAAGATAATCTTCCCAACTTCTATTATCATCTCTTTGTAGTTCTTGAACATTATAAAGAGATGTAATAATTACAAAATCAGTTTTCATTTTTATAAAGATAGACGATATCATCATACTTATTTTTATTTACCCTCAAATCAACAATTTCAAAAGTATCAAGATATTCAGAGACTTTCCATCCTGGATTATCATCAACATCTTCAATAATATAATAACCACCTGGCTTAAGTTTTGATTTAAGAATGTTCCAAGTTTTTAATGTAAGACCTGGATCATGAGAAGCATCATCAATAATTAAATCAAATTGTGGACAGTTTTCAAATAAACTTGGATCATCTTGCGATCCCTCAGGTAAGAAAATAAATCGTTCCCTCTCTTCTTCTGTAAGTTGGAGATTCGAATATTCTTTATCAAATCCATAAATTTTAGTTGTATCCGAAAAAATGTCTCTCCACATTCTCAAACTATATCCAGAAGATACTCCCACCTCCAAGATACAAAGATCTTTATTATCTTTGACTTTTTCAAATACTTCCGGATAAAAAAGTTCGTAAGAATGATCTGATCCTTTATCACTACAACCAGTCCAAGGGGTAGAACTGTAATGTTGGATGATTTCTTTTGCTTTTTGTTTGAATGATTTTGCCATTTTATTTCATATTTTTAAAATGTTCAAAGTTAACATGCTCAACCCAATTTGGCCACATATTAACTTGTAAAGGTTTGCAAGATTCGTAGTCAAAATTATGAATATAAAATTTGGAATCAATTTTATATTTCTCATACCAATCTGTTGCTTGTTTATATATGATCGCTCCAAAGTCACCCAATCCGATTTTTAAATTTTTCCTAGAGCAAACTTCTATACAATAGTCTCTTACATGAATTACGCCATTTTCATAAACACTTGGAATAAATTCATACCATCCAGATAAAAACTTTTCCATAGATTCTGGTTTTCCCAAGAAAAACCAATCGCAAGGATTATTAGGAAACTCTCCAGCATACAAATGACCACCATTCATTGAACTTTGAAAATATATTGTATTTGACTCTAGAGTAACCTGGGATAATATATCTTTAATTGGTTTAGTTAAAATAACATCTGGTCTAGATTTAATAACGACATCAATATCATTATATTTTTTAGTTTGTAAAAATGCTTGATAGTTGGAATAAGTTTGACTTAGAAGACCATATAAAACTATTGGAGTAATGATTTTATAATGCTCTATACTTTCACCCTTCCAAACATCAAAATTAAATTTTTTAAAGAATGTAATATCAAAATCTTTATACTTTTCAACGCTACAATCAGTTACCTTATATCTTTCTATAAATTGTTTATCTAAATTTTCATCACCAAACCGATCAGTAAACCATAACTTATAAACTTTTTCATGATAAGATTTATCCCACCAAAGATGAGAGCAAACCTTATCATTTTCATCTATCTGATAATTGGAAAAATAACTAATATTTTCATCATAAAAAATAGGTTGTCCAGAAAATAAAAAAGCGCAATTCATTTTTCAAAAATAAAATTTGCAACTTGTAGAGTATATTTCCCACAATGAATTGTAAAAGGATCTGGTTCAGAATAATCACAAGAACCTATCAAAGTTAAACCCGATGATTCAATCAGTTTAACAACTAATTCCGGTTTAATAAACTCACCAAATTTATTTTCAACATCAACATCAGAAACAATAATAAATTTACCGCCAGGTTTGAGGACTCTATAAACTTGTTCTGCAATATCTTTCCATCCCTGATTATTAATTTTATTAGTATGAGATCCATTAAAATGTGTTACAGCGCAAGAATCTATAAAATAATCTACTGAATTATTTTCCATATCCTTAACTTCAGCAAGAGCATCATTCAAAACCATCCGAACTAAACTTCCGGAAAATGAATGACTAACATCGCTAATATCAATTCCGGTTACATCATGACCCAATGAAGAGATGATATGAGGTAGGGGAGAACTAGAACATCCAAGATCTACGATAGTTTTTCCAGTTTGATCTAGTTTTTCAAAATAATCTGCGATTAAACACCACTTCATCAGAGCATCATCATTTTCCCAAGTAACATGGGGAAATTTTTGAAGATACCCATACTCTTTAACTTTACTTCTACAAAACTCTAAATCAATTGCATTCAATAATTTACTATTAAAATTCATTTCAAACAACCTCTTTCCACTGTGCTGAGTTTTCAATAACCTCCATATCAGTAATCAATCCAACTCCAACAATATCTTCGTGATACTCTGAGGTAACATCAGTATATGTTGGGACATATAATTTAGCCCTATTCAATGCTCCCATAACTTCGGATGGTCCACAAATTTTTCCACCACAAACATCATACTTAGCATGTGAAACATATGGGTTTTGGAAGTCGTCAATAAAAATTGTATAATTTTTAAGATTAGTAGTTACAAAATTGACTTCATCAAACAAGGGCCAGGAATACATATGCTGTCCTTTTTCCATCCACTCCCCATGTGCATCGAACCAAAAAACGGTTTTCTTATCTTTTAGATCTGGTTCTTTGGCAAAGACATAATGAAGAATTTCTGGTGATGGCATTTTTTGCATATCAACATTCTTAAAATCCTTTAAGATATCATAAGACACCGAATATCTGTAGTCATCAATCTCACAGGTATATACCTTTTTGTCCGAAAAATTATCAGCAATAAAATAGGAACTTTCAGCATAAGCAGTTCCGGTTTCAATAAAAATATCCGAATCTTTCATACACTCATAAACAGTATCAATAATGTAAGTGTCTCCATGAAAGGGATTACCATGCTCCCAACCTGCTGGATCTTTACTAAAGTTGGCTATTTTGTATTTTGCCATTTTCCTCCGTAATTAGTTGAATAAAGTTCTCTATGTTGATGCAATAATGGATGACCAGAGTTTTTCCAATTTGGATTTCTGATACACTCAGTTTGGTCTGGATTATCGGTATAAGTATACCCAAATAAAGAAAAAAGAAAAGCAAGTAAGTAATCATAACAAATCATTCTTGGATCCAATTCCAAACCACCAGAAAGTTTATCAAGATCATTCATCAACTTATCATACATCCCATAAAATGAAGATGTTTTCATGACACCGCCAGCGGGGCCCCAAGTTCCATTATTTTTACCTCCATTCATTATAACATATTTCTGAATGATTTTGGGCATTACATTCGCCGTTGGTCCGACAAGATCAGCATCAAATGGATGCAACTCTCCTCGTACCAAAACATCTGGTTCCATTAAAACCATATATTCGGTTTTACAAAAGTCACATCCATTTTTTAGTCTTCTCAAAAACTCAAGTGAGATTCCCATAAAAAGGTCAATATCTCCAGAGTTTTCTCTAATATATTGATCTACATCTCTAGCAATACCAACTACCTCCGTAGTTTCTTTTATAGTCTCAATATTTCCAAAATTTTCTTTTAGATAAGAAAAATCTAAACCATTATCAGAAACAAGATAAATTGGATTTTCTGGGTAAAATTGTCTAAATTTTTCCAAAGAATACTCAATCGCCGCCTGCTCTTTGTAGCAGATATAAAATACACCTAAGTCCATACTATTTAATTACTAAAAGAATGTTATTATCAATGTTATTTTTTTCATGAGGTAACTTCATAAGTTTTACATAGTTTAGAGAATAATCATTCTGCAGTTGATTAATAATATTTTCAAAAGCATAATAAGTTGGAAATGTTAGATCCTCAATAATAAATATACCTCCTTCTTTAAGTTTATGGATGGATTCTCTAAAGAAATTTAAATTAGAACTAAATTCATGTTTACCGTCGTCCATAATAATATCAAACTTCACACCAACTAAAGAAGAATTCGTCCACATATTTTGTATGGAATGTGGATCATCTTGATCGCAATGAAAACATTGCACATCATTTATATTTTCTACATGAGAAAAAAATTCATCATTTACGTCTCCAAAATATATTTTAGATTTTGGAAAATATTCTCTCCAACTTTTAGCAGAATCTCCATGATAAATTCCAACTTCAAAAATATTGAGATTTTCATTTCTCAAATGATTAAAAAGATAATCATATAAAGATGAATAATTGTGCCACCCAGGATCGGAGTCTTTTCCTAATAATCCCTTCCAACACCCATACTTATAGAATATTTCACATAAGTCAGTTTTTTGATTTAGTTTATCAAGATTTAAAAATGAAAGTATTTCATCTTCTTTAATTTCAAGTAAGTCGTTTTCCATATAATTTAATAATTCCGTATTTTTTAATTCGCTAATACCAGTAAAATGGTAGTTATCATTATTTACACCACTCCAAAGAAATGGTCTATTTTCGTATCTTAACACCCGATATAAGAAAGAAAATCTTGGAAAAGTTCTAGGTAATTTTCCATCTAGTATATATCGGTACACCAAACAATTCAAAACATCTTGATCGCCACAAGACCATTGAAATTCTGGGTCTGGATTATGATTGGGACTCTTTGCAATTAAATCTTTATTCTTACATAAGTCAAGATACTCAGAAATAAATTTTCTTCCAAAATTATTATTTCTTACTAGGACTCTTGCAGCATTGATGAGATGTGAATTTTTCACTACTCGTTTTTCATCTTCACTGAAGAAATAATCTAATGTATATTCTTTAACAGATGACTTTACATAACAACCTTCCCTTTCCATCTGAAACCAAACATCACTTGAGTTCTCACTCAACATAGTTTCAGAAATGGATGTAATGTTCTCCCAATCAGTTTGCCAATACTGTTCGTTCTTAACAAAATTACCGTCGTGGTATAAAAGTAAAGAACCTTCTGGTATATTTTTTAGCGTATAATCAATCAAAAATGGTTTAAAGTCAAAATAACCAAAATTGTGAACATGAGTATTTTGATCTAAAGGTTCATCATAACAATTACAAATGTCTTCACTATTAGGAAGAAGTTTTAAAGTTCGTTTTGTATGAACAAAAATATCTTCAAAAAATGGCGCTAAACGTTCTTTAATTTGGTTAGATGTTTCTAACAAAGAAAATCCCTCATCATATGGTGGACCTTCGGAGCAAAAAGATAATAGATACATAATAATCAATAATTAACTACTTCAATAAGTTCTTTAACTCTGTTTATATAAGTATGATTTTCTTTAACAAAAAGCATTTGAGATTTAATTAAGTCATAGTTCTCTTTTTCTTTTTGAGCATCAAAGAATAATTGATATGTATCCTCATTATAAATGATATTACCATCAAAAAATTCATATACTGGTTTTGAATTAGTAATTCCCAGTTGACCATAACTAATGTTTTTGAAATTCCTACAAGGAATATAACCCCACTCTTTAAATGCTTTGTGTCTTACATCGGGCGCAAGATAAGATTTTTGAATTATTTTCCTCTGTTCTTCAAAAGATTGAGGACTAATCCAAGGGCAGTTATACTTAAATTCAAGACCTTTCTCTTCACAAGCCCGAATAAAAGGATTTAAATAAACTAAATTATCATACTCAGGTGGTGCAGTTTTACAATCTTTTGGACCACCTTGACCACCACCAATTGTTCCGGCAAAGAATACATAATTTTCTTTGGGAATATACATATCTTCTAAATTTATTTCATCGGGCAATAGGTCAGTTGCCCAGGTTGTATAAAAATAATCATACTCCGAACCTTTCTCAAAATAACAACCAGCACCAATCTTTGTTGCTTTACTGCGGTCTAAAGAATAGTTGTAATTTTTATCAACCCATTTATCAGCATTATATCTAACATCAATCAATCGTCCAACCTTACCAAGATAAGCGCCTGCTCCAGGATTACCTTCTACACGATTATCTTTGTTTCCAATATAATGAACTGCATAAGTTGAATTACTGAATAGAGGAATATTTGGGTTTCCAATAACTGCCCACTGTTCAGTAAAAATTAAAGCATCATTAAACAGTTGAGGATCAAAATTATCTGAACCATCAATCCAATAAGTTTCATATCCAAGTGCCTTAAAAGCATTATAATATCCGGAATGAATATATGAATGTGTATGAGAATATAATTTATACCCCCACACAATAACTCTTTTATGTTTCAAAATGATACCCCCAAATCTAATGACTTTGTTTTAATTTGATTATTTTTTAAATGATTTCTAAGTAATAATTCAACACACCAAATATTTTCTTCAGACATTACTTGATGATAAACTGGTTCAAAATGATAATATAGACTACTCCAAACATTCATAATTTTAGGAGATCCCATTCCAAACCAATCACTAATCATACCTGAAGGTTGATTTAAATCTTGATAATATAAGATATCTGATTCAAATTTTGAATTTAAAAAATCTATCTTAACAGAAGGGCTTACATCATATCTTAAAGTAATTACAAAATCATACTTTACATTATTTTCAATAGAATAATTTTCCCTAAGAAAATTGACCACCATTTTACTATAGCATTGACTATGGCATCTATCAATAGTATACTTTTCAAAAAATTCTATTCCATTTGGATCATCCAACCCATAATCAAAACATTTTTTAATGTTTTCTTCTGTTACTTTAATATTTGAATTTTCCCAATGTTTTGGTTTTTCAAAGTAAAAAGATTTTGGAGCATAGATATCTAAAAGTTTTTTATCCATATCAATGTCACAAGATCTACCCCAATGCCCTGGAGTTCTTTTGCCATAATCTAGATTATTAGGATCATACCAACAATGTAGAAAAACGTCTACATCATTACCATCTATGAGAGTTTGTTTAATTCTTTGAGAAGTTTGTATGGCATTACGTGGTTGACCAGACAAACATAATGCAATTTTCATAAGGAAATTTCTTTTACCACTTTTTTAATTAAAAATTCAATATTTGTATTAGGTTCCCATCCCAAAATTTGTTTTGCTTTTTGATAAGTTCCCTTAGAATATTTATTGGTTTCTTTTGCAACAATTTGCTTATCGAGTGAATAAAACCCATCGAATAGTTCTGGATAATTATCCCAAAGTTTTGATGCTTCTCTATAAATTGGTTTAATATTTGTGTTAAACACTTCACAGATATAACTTGCGATTTGATTTACAGAAACAAGTGTCCCCGTACAAACATTAAAGGTATCATCTGGTTTTTTCTCTAAACATAAATCAATCAATTTGACAACATCATCAACATGAATATAATCTCTACTCTGTTCACCATTAGAATGTAGTATTGGAGAATTATTATTCATAATTTCCCTAACAATATAGTTAATCAAAGGTGGGTGTTTTCTATGAATATCTTGTCTTGGACCAAATACATTAAAAAATCTGAGTGTAGTAACTGGCATACCATAATTTAATCGGTATGATTCGCAAACTTCCTCAGACATTTTTTTAGATAAAGAATACCAAAGTCTTGGATTTACTTTTAAATCTTCAGTAAAAACTTTTTCTTTATTATTCTCGTAAACTGCACTTGTACTTGCAAAAATTACATGGGGAACATTCCATTTCCTAGCACATTCAAGAATATTCATTGTTCCAGAAACATTTACATTAATAGTTTCAACTGCATTAGTTTCACAATCAGGAAGTGCGGTAATAGCGGCAAGATGAATAATACAATCATAATCATCTTTGATTAATTCATTTAGATTAGAATTACAAATACTAAGATTATAAAATTTTCCAAAAGTTTCACCGTTAATGGTTAAATTTTCCAAATATCCATTTCTTAAATTATCAATAAATGTAAGTATGTGTCCTTTTTTATATAAGTAATATCCTAAAGTAGATCCTATTCCACCTGCCGCTCCTGTTAAAAGTATTTTCATTTTAAGAACTCCTTTAAATTATCACTATTTCTTGGTATATTAATTGCCTCGCAAGAAGGATATGGATTACTTTTTGCAAAATCATTGATGATCACTCTCTTACAATGAGGTAATCCCATAACTAGTTCATCATATAAAATATTTTTTTCTTCTAATTCAGAGACCGTTATATCTTTCATATGTTTTGGTCTACTTGTTGTCAAAATTATTTTTACTTTACCTGATGCATATAAAGAATTTAAATAATTAATATTGTCTTGAAGAGGATCGGCATTACCAATATAAGGTGGAAAATGTATAGAGGAGTTTGTTACCAAAGTTCCATCGATATCAACAAATAAACACTTATATTGAGATTTGTACTTGTTCCAAGATTCAAGCGTTCCCCAATCTTTAAAATTAAAAGTTTTAAGACCATAAAAAGTAGAACCAGATAACATCATCTCAAATATAATATGGCTAATATAGCACTCACCTTCCATGTCTTTTAGTTTCTCATAGGTAACACAAAATTCTTTTGCATCAGAGAAAGCATATCCACCACTGGAAAAAGTAGAACTAATAACTTGTTTTTCTACAATATTAGTTACTATTTCATTAATATCAAGTTCAATATAACTTTTAGTTCTAGCATTAATATCATCCATATCATTTAAATCAAAATATGCAATTTGGTTTTTTTCTTCTACCAATTCACATTCATAATATCCATCAGAATCTTTAATAAAAATGAATCCATCTAATGAATTTTTATTTAAAAAATTATAAACAGTCTCTGACTGAGATTTAGTTTGATTGGATAGTAGAATAATATTTGATTTTTTATTTAATTGAAGTTCTTCAAGTTCTTCAGTAAAACCTTTTATAAAATTATATTTGTCTTCATGTTCTTGAAGGCAAATAAAATATATACTTTCAAAAAAATCTAAATTTAATCCTAATATAGATTCTGTGACCATAAATCTATTAGTCATTGGATGTGTTAGCATCCATTTTGGTCTCATATTTGGGAAACGACTAGACCTTCCCGCCATAGGAATTATTAAAGTCCGCATATAACTTTGACGATTTTACCATTGTATCAAGTATACTTCTTTGATCAGAAAAAGTCAAGTAAGGTTCAATTCTCAAACTATTCATTGCTTCTAAAATATCAAATTCATCAGTATCAATAAATTTAGAGTATCTATAATAAAGTTGATTCCAGATATGTTTATAAATTTGCTCCAATCTATTTGACTGTATGTTTTGGGTTTTGATACCCCAGAGATGGTAAAGATCTTGTTTCAATTTGACAAGATCAGAAATAAAACTATCAACATAACAGTCAAGAAAATCAATAAAAAATAATCTATTTTTATGAAAAATAATATTATTAAAAGTTAAATCTCCATGACAAAAAGTTTTAGGAACATAAACATCTTGCTTGCCAATTAAAAGTTCAATGTATTCCAAATAATGTTTATAATAAGTTTTATTTTTTAAAAATTTAATTTTTTCATCAATATTTGATTGAACATTAATCAATCGATAGTTTGAAATAAGAGAATCAAAATATTCAAATAAAGTATCAATGACAAATTCTATATCCTTAATAGAAGATGTAGAAAAAAATTTCACAAAAGATTTTCCAGGAATGTATTCCATATCAAAATACCCGTCCTGAATATTATGAACTTTGGGTGTATCTATATTCTTTAAAATTCGATGAGAAAATAAAACTTGTTTATTAACTTGCAAAAAAAGTCTTGAGTTATAATTGATTGATGAAGAATATTTTCTAAGTACTCTACTATCAATTAATTCAAGTTTACATCCAGATAATCCTACAGAAAAATCTAACATTGAGGATATTGATAAATTTTATGCTACTTTCATTAGAAATAATTTAAATAATATTTTCTAAATACCACTTATAAGTTTTTTGAATTCCATCATATAATCTTATAATGGGTTGCCATCCAAAAGATTTAATTTTGTCTACATTCAGAACTTTCCTTAGAGTTCCATTTGGTTTAGTAAAGTCCCACGAAATCTCTCCAGAAAAACCAACTACCTCAGAAATAATGTTTGCAAGTTCCCATATTCTAACATCTTCACCAGTACCAACGTTGATATGTTCTGACTCATTATAAACCTGCATACAAATATAACATGCTTCTGCAAGGTCATCAACGTGCAAAAACTCCCTCATTGCAGATCCATCACCCCAAAGATTTACTGATTCATTATTTTGAGTTGCATTATGAAACTTGGCAATCATCGCAGGAAGAACGTGTGATGTCTCTAGATCAAAGTTATCATTCGGACCATAAAGATTTGTAGGCATCAAGGAAATAGCGTTAAAGCCGTATTGCTGGCGATATGCCTGACACATCATAATACCAGCGATCTTAGCAATCGCATAAGCATCATTTGTGGGTTCCAGAGGACCGGTCATTAACTGATCTTCGGTAATTGGTTGAGTTGCAAACTTAGGATAGATGCAAGAAGAACCAAGAAACAGAAGTTTTTTAACACCAAAGTTATAAGACTGTTGGATCAGATTGGTTTGAATTTGAAGATTCTCGGTCAGAAAATCTGCCTTATATGTATTATTTGCCATAATACCGCCAACTTTGGCAGCAGCAACAAAAACATACTCAGGTTCTTCTGAACAGAAATACCGCTCAGTTTCATCTTGATTTGTGAAATCTACATCACCACGAGTTCCTTTAATAATGTTAGTATAACCTTTACTTTCAAGATTTCTGACTATTGCCGATCCAACCATTCCATTGGCACCCGCAACTAATACTTTAGAATCACTGTCCATAAACGCACATATCCTCAACCAATTCTTTAAATGAAATTTTAGGTTCCCAACCTAATTTTTCTTTTGCCTTTGCAGCATCACCTAATAAAGTCTCTACTTCGGCAGGTCTGAAATATTTAGGATTGACCCGAATGACTTGATTTCCAGAATAAGTATCATATCCAACTTCATCAAGTCCTTCACCTTCCCAAGCAATCTTCATTCCAAAATAGGGTGCTGCTTCTTCAA